TTAGGGTGCGCTTATTTGAGCTGGGACCAATTTGGGACCAATCTGGAGCTTTTCCATTTCGCTCCAGTCCGAGCTTGAGTTGATCCAACGCGCATAAGTCGAGAGCAGCATCTGCACACTATGGCCGAGCTGCTGGGAGATGAAGGCGGGGTTCATGCCAGACATAATGCATATTGTCGCATAGGTGTGACGACAGTTGTATGGCGGCCGACGACGGATATTCAGAGCGTTCAAAGTCGGAATCCACTGCTTGTGCAGGTCAGATGTCTGTTTCACGTACTCCGAGTTCTTTGACGGCGGGAAAATGAAGGGCGTTTCCAGCACTTTCCCTTTGCCTTTTTTCCGACGCTCCGCGTACTCCCTGGCAAATTGCAGGGCGTGCATGGCCCGGTCATTCAACAAAACGAATCGGTCTCCGCCGGTTTTCGTGCGTTCCACCACTTCCCCCAAGGCGATCCCGCGACATACGTGGGCCGTCCTCTTCTCTTCGTCAACCGCATCCCAGCGCGTCGCCAGGGCTTCGGATAGGCGCATCCCCGTAAAAAAAACAAACTCAAAAAATGCCGCATAGATCGTACTGGGCCAGTGACTGTGCTCGTACATTTTGGCGATGATCTGGTTTGCCTCGTCTAGGGTGAACGGGTCGATTTCCTTCTTAATACGCTTGGGCAGCTCCAGGATCGCCGCCGGGTTCTTTGGGATCAACTCCTCAGACACAGCGGAGTTCAGTATTGTCGACAGCTTCGAGATCGCGTTGCGCTTCACCCCTGGCGACTTCCACTCCCTGGAAGCCATAACCCGGCGGAGCAGCGTGGTGGTGATCAGGTCGATCCGCACCAGGGCCAGCCCAGGCATCCAGTACCTGTTTAGCGCTCCCTTGTAATTCCCCTTCGTGCCGGCCACTACCTCGCGGCTATCCAGCCAGAGCTGAGCGTACTCGCCGAAGTTGATCTTCCCGCCGGCGACGTTGCTGGAACTGGGGAATAGCTCGGCGTACTTGTCGTCGTCGAGCAACCCCAGCTTGATCAGCCCCTTTACCTGATCAACAACCTGTGAGGCTGATTTGATTCCTTTCTGTGTCGCGGGATAGGGGAGCGTTTCACTGCGCCGGCTGCCGTTCCACATAAATCGGATGCGGATCGATCCGTGGTGGAGGTCCATTCCTGCGGGCAGACCCACTGACTTTCGAGCCATTCGTAATATCTCCTGATGCTGTAGATGATTCTGCTGCCATGCTTATTCCAGACGCCAAGAGGTATCTGGTTCCTGGCTCGCTTTGAGCGCAGCGCCGCAATAGTGGTGCCGAGGATTTCGGCCATTTGCGCCTCGGGAACCTTGTCACCGGTGACGCCATCGTTCAGTTGTTCTGCCGCTGACATATCTACCTCCCGCCGGCCGCAGTGGGCCGCACCGTCTTGATGATGTGAACGATGAAACCGAAGGTGATCAGCAGCCAGGCGCAGGTGCCGGCGAAGGCGTAGAGGATGTCGGCCTTTTCACCGTCCTCCAGAAGGCATGGGCCGATCCAGAAGAGCCAGCAGCCGCTGCCGACCAGGTACAGCAAAGCGCCCAGCAGGATCAGGGTGAGTTTGAATGCGAACATGTAGTGTCCTTGCCGCGCTGGGCGGCTTAGTAAAATTTTTATATGGCGGAGTGGGTGCGTCGTGCTACTTTTTTGGTTGTTCGCTCAACCAGTGTTTACAAACTGCAGCCTTACCGGGGGACTTGCATCTGGCTTGAGCGAGCTCTTATTCAAAGCTGTAGTGCGCCGCGCTGGGCGGTAGAAGGTGGGTTAGTCGGTTCGGAAGACTTCGGCGCGAATGGCTTGCCAGTCTTGCTTGGTGGTCACCGGCTCATGCCCAAACCACCGTTCCGCCTGTTTCGCCAAGTCCTCGCGGGCCTGCCTCCAACCGCCGCCACGACGAAGCGCGCACACTCGCACTTGGTCGCCGAGCGATTTGCACTTCCCGATCTTCGTTTCTGCGCAAATAAACATGCGTGCATACCTCGCCCGCCGCTCACCGGCAGGCATGTAGGGGGTTTGGGTTAGGGCGATGTGGTCTGAGCCGCCCATACAGCTTTCCCTTGCTCGGTCGCTTGGAAAAGAGATCCATATGCCGATGTTCCAGCCGATCCGCACCATTTCAGCAAGCCAAGGTCTTCAAGCTTTCCGGTAGTGCGCGTGTGCGACGATTTGTAGAAATTCGGAAGACTGCTCACTGCGACACCGAGCACTTTCAATTGCGCGGGCGACAATCGCGGCGCGCGTTTCATGGCCTCGGCCCCTTGTAGATGAAGACGTAGGCGAACCAGAGGGCGGCGATCTTGGTGTCACCCGCTTGAACTCGACTGCCCAGACCCACGGGTTGGCGTCCCAGTCGCCGCCGACGGAGTTCCAGAGGTTGCGGAACGCGGATACGGCATCAACTCCAGAAATCCCGAACTGCTGATGAGCGCCAGGCGGGTACTTGCTTTCAGCATGGGAATAAAACACCTTGCCGTTTTCCTGGCCCTGCCATATCAAACCCTCGGCAACGGCCTGCTCTTCGCTGATGTCCTGCAGCCGCTCGGCGCGCACGTCGGTGATCTCCAGCAGGATGCGGCTGGCCCAGCGTGGCATGTGGATGGACGGGCGGCTTTTCCCTGGCGTGATCATCGCGCATCCGGTTTGCCTGACGGCCCCATCTGCTGGGTAAGTGATCGGTTCACCTTGGCTCAGGTCTCGCGGCGCTACCGCATCAACCTGTGCGTCCGCCGCCCAGGTCTCGCGCACCCACAGGCGGTCGCCGGGAAACCCGTAGGAGCAGAAACTGGTGTAGTACCCGGTGCTGTTCGGGTGCAACGGGCCTTCGCTTGGCAGTTCGTGGCACTCGCCGAGCTGAACGCCGTAGCCGATGTTTTTCAGCGCTTGCGCATTGAGTGCCCGCCGCGTGACTGTCTTCCGGCCTTCCAGGATGGCGCGCACCATCGGCGCCGAGAACAAGATGGGGCGTTCCTTTATTTCAGGCATGACTTCGTCCTTGCCGCTATAGCGGCTGACTTTCGATAGATTGGGAGTGATTAAAAAATCTTTTTGAATGGGTATATCGCTGAGATTCGCCTCGGTCGCATAATCGCCGCCTTAACATCAGGGCGACGCAGATGAGAAACAGAGGCAAGGTTTTCTGGAATTGGGCGGACCCCGCGATTCACACTCGATCCGTGGATGAACGGCAGACAGATGGCACATTGCTGAATGTCCAAGTGCGAATGTCACTGCTCGGCAGAACCGAATTGTTTATAGGTGTTTACGGGCCGGATGAAAGGATGCTTTTTGAAGAAGCTCCAGAGTCAGCACCAGGAGAATCTATGACAGCGGCTCTGGCGAGGGGGCTTGATCAAGCGCGCCGAAAAGCCCCAGGCGCTCTTCGATCAGTTTCGAGCCGCAACCCAGAGAAGCTTCCTAGAGCTGGTTCCAAACAAGCGAAGCAGTAGACCGTCGATTGCGAGGAACGATTACCATCACGCTTTGTCATCCGTTTGATGGGTACGACACGGAGTTTCCGGCTAGGCCTGTCGCAAGGCGAATCCATGAGCGGTCTAGATGACTTCAGATTCAAATCTCACCAGCTCTTGATCGAACTCGATGCGGCCACCAGCAAAATGATGATGATGGTTTCCGCAAAGGAAGTGGTCGGCGTTGAATGGGGCGCTGCTACGCTTCGCCATCACCACGCATTTGAGGCGTGGAACTCATTTCTCAATTCGTCAGACGCTAATCCAAGTGATCAAGGCTGATTTTATCGCTAGGGGACATTTAGCTGCTGAATTTGAAGGGGGAGGGGTTAAAACTTTCAATGCCGGTCAAGGCTGATAATTGCTAAGGTTTGGGCTCCAAGCGATCAGGGACCGAACAAATGGGAAGCAAATTTTCTAGGCGTATCTTGCTGCTGGGCTCACTTTTGATCCTCAGTGGGCAGGTTCAAGCTCGCGGCGGTAGAGGGGGGCGTAGTTCTCGCGGAGGTGGACGCGGCGGAAGAGGAGTAAGCAGCACCGGCTTTCTATGGTTCTTGGGAATCGGCGGTGTAATTTTCGGCCTCGTTAAATTGGCATCTTGGAATACCGCTCGGCGAACAGCCCATCACAAAGCCTTGGAGGAAGCAAGGCTTGCAGAAGTCGAACGATTAAAACCACCCAAGCCTGAGTGGGATGCGCTCGGCCTATGCCTACTCTGTGGCAGCCCCATGACAGTTCGAATTGCTAAAGTAGGCAGGTGCCGGGGCACCAAGTTCATGGGCTGCACGTCTTATCCTCGGTGCGAAGGCGTCCGCAAAATCACCCCAACAGTCCGTGGACATTAACTCTGGCCATCCCGGTCATGGTCCCCCTTAGGTAGAGCGCTTATGCGGCCCCCGAGGCTGGTAGGCGGAACACTGGAAGCGCGCCGGCCTGTTCACGGACTGACCGCATACCCTCTTCGTCATAACCCCAGATGTTGCTGTCGCCGAATCGCTCAGGGCCGAGATAGCCAGGGTGCTGGGGCTCACCAGTGCGGATGTAATCCCAGAAACCTTCAACGAGCGACCGAAGCGTGCCTCCGTGGCTGAAGCCTCGCCACCGGCCACCCCAGGTTGTTTTGTGCGTGAAGATCCGCCGCGTGCTCTAGTCGTCGATGAACCAGACCTTGCCGCGCTGATCCACTTCCATTCTGGCGTAGCGATCTGCGACCTGGTTGAAGAAAAAGCGCCGGCCGTGGGCGCCGATGATCTGGATCACCTGGTTCACCTGATCGGTGCGTTGCTGCTTTAGGGTGAGTTTGTTTTCTGTAGGCATAGAGATATCTCACGGTTATAGTGCAAAAAAACCACAAATGGACTTATCTGGTGTTTCGTAAACAATTAAAGGCGTTGTTGCCAGCCTCTAGGATTTTCAAGGCGCAGCTAAGGGCGCTTGATGAGCTTGAGGCAAAGATCCGGGCCGGTAGGCCTCCAAACACTCAAGAGGCTCATGACCACGGTCTCCATTACAATTACTACTGCGAGATGTCAGATCTTAATCAAGATCGGAGGTTGTTGATTACTGAAAATTACAGGAGATTAGTTGAAGAGCTATCTATGCCTATGCCTGATCCGTCTGATAAAGAGTTATGGGAAGAAGTAGAAAGTGGAATAACTCAGCAGAGTGAATTGTGTCTGTCCAGAGCCGGTGAACACGCGGCAATCGCAATAATTCGTGAGTCTAAGAGACATCGTAGAGAAACGGTAACTGCTTGGTTTACAGCCCTGACAGGTCTCAGTGGTACTTTGATTGGCATAGTTGCACTTGCTGTCTCTGTTCTTACATATTTTTCCACGGTCGAAACAAAGGACTCATTGCTATTTAGACTCGTTGAGAGTGATATGACCGAAGACGGCGGGAAGGCAGTATCGGCAAAGTTCGTCTTTTCCAACGGTGGAAATCTGCCATATTTAATATCGCAAGTTCAAATTTCTATTTCCTTTGGGGACGATCCAGGTAAAAGCTACCCAGCAGACTCCCGTGGATTAGTACAAGGTCCTCCATTTTTACTTGCCAAAGGCGAGATGAGGGTGCTCGACACGATTACTTCGGTTATCGACATATCTCCGGCTATTCCACAGCCTCTGGCGGCGTACTTAATTGCAAATATTACTGCAGTTGATGTCGATGGTCAGGTGCATAAATCCGAAATTATCTTCGCATCTACGTGTATACGATCAGGGATGCTTATTGGGGGAGATGCAAAGCCACAGAGGGTAAGCCTGAGTGGCGGGTTTAAGGATGGATACAGGTCAAACCCATGCCTAGAGTAAGAGTGGCATATGGCCGGTGCGAGCAGAAAGTTGGAATGGGGAGTCCTTCCCGGGCCATGCCCGGGCGGTGGAGTTGATTGATTTGAACTGCTGATTCCACCAGGTGCCGAACAGCTACCACCCAGAGGACATAGCGATGACTGAAGAAAAGAAGAAAGAGCCCGAGCAAGAAACTCCGGCGCATTCCACCGAGGAAGAGCGGGAACGCCTGAAGGACTTCAACAAAGACGGCATACCGCCTGGCGCTTGCTGATCCTCAAGCCGCATGTGCTTGGCGTTGTTCGGCGCGCCATGGGTCCTTGGCCCGCGCCAGCGCCGGCATCGGCGGCGGGCTGACACTCTTGCCGCACACCTGCACCTGTTGGGTCTTCGTGAACGGCTTGCCGTCGGCGCCGTGGCTGATGATGTAGTCGGCGGGGAATCCCTGGGCCTTGTACAGCTCGGCCGGCTTCAGCATCCGCAGGCAGATGTCGACGATAAGGTAGGGCGTGCCTTTCACCATCACGGTGACCAGGGCCATCGGTCAGGGATTGTCATGGTGCCACTCTGGAGTTCCAGGCGGCGCCCTGTTGATTCGGAAGCCGTTAAGACTTCGGCTCGATGCTGGCGACGTATGTTTTCAACGCTTCGTTCTTAACCTTTCCGTTCAATCCGTGATGGATTTCGCGGTGGCAGGCCGGGCAGATAGCGCCTATGTAACGTGGATGATCTAGGCCACCATCTGATAGTCGATTGACGTGGTGCGGCTCTAGATATGGCGACCCGTTTGTTTTAATGAAAGGGGCCGGCCTCTCACAGCTCTCGCAATTCCCGGCAGCCCTTCTTAAAACGTAAGTAGAGATAGTTCTGCTGCGACGATATACGCTTCTGCGTGCCGATCCGCTCTCTCCAGCAGATCCTGCTTCCGCAGCCGCAAGAGCGCGCTTTCTCGCCTCGGCAAGTGATATAGTTGGATCTGGGGCTTCGTCTTCTCCTGAGAACGTAGGGGGGTCGAGCTCGAGCCCTACAGGGACTAGGTTGAACACAACTATTGCCCTGTCGTTGCCTAGCTTGTCAGGGCCGCGGCGCCATTCATGGCTCGCACACGTGTATTCGCCGAGGTACTTCTGGCCTAAACTTTTGCCGAGGATCTCGAAAACATGCAGTGCTTTCCCCTGCTTCGAGTGCTCGAGAATTGCCAGGTTTCCTTTAGTCAGAGTCATATCACCGAGCTGGCCTTCGCCTGTGTAGCTGAAAACCTGCTCCTCGCTATGAGAGTCGGTGTATCCGTACTGACCACCTGAGTCGCCGGTGAAAATGAATACCGCTGGGGCCTGCGCTGAGGGGGCAATTCCACTCTGGCGACTGCCTCCGAACAAATCGTGAATCTCAGTTTGCCGGTCATAAACCTGACCCGCCACAAAGCGCAGCTCTGGATCAGTTGACCGTTGCAGTTCAACGATTGTGTATCCGTGCCGCTTCAAATATCCGTTTGTGGGCTGACCACCTGAAAACAGTCCTACCGGCGTTCCAGTGGCCAAAGAAACTATTTTTTTTGCAGGGTATAAAGTGCTGTTCGCGCTGATTGCGTAGCGATGCGCTTGGTTTTCAGTCCAGCCCTTCCATTCGGGGGCGTGGCGAAATTTTTCATCGAACTGTTTTAGAGCTTGGTCCAGCTTTGCTTTTTTTACCGCGGGGATTTTCAAAGAAACGTCCTTGTGGGCAGCTGCATTAATCAGATAGTCAATGCTCGCTCGCCCAGGCGGATGACGCAATAGCGAAATGCTGGCTCAATCTCGGCGAACCAGGCGGCGCGTATGCCCAGCGGGTGCCAGGCCTATGTCGCGGCTTCGATGCCGGAGCAAACAGAGCAGTAGGTGATATCGGGCATGGTTTATCCTCGCGAGCGGGAGTGACTTTGAAGCGGGCTTACTCGCAAAGCCCGTAAGCGGATGAGCAGCTTTTCCGGCTGTCGGTGCGCGCGATGAGGTCGACCATGTCGAACTGGCGGCCGCCGCGCGCTGTGTTGCTCCAGTCGACGATCCTGTCAATTCCATGCGTGACGGCGCTCACCTTGTCATCTGAGCGCACGGTGGGGTCGGTGACGGTGGCGAAGAACGTAGCCGCTCCGCGCTTGCTGGCGATGCTCACCAGTCGCTCCCATTCGCGCACTCGGTCAACTTCCTCTGGCCACCTGGCGGCGATCTGCCGGAGCTCGTCTTTCGCACACATGATACAGGGCATGCAGCCAACGCGATTGCAGCCTTGCAAGTACAGCGGGTTCGGCTTGATGCCGGCTACCCGGTGAGCCTCGAAGACTGAATCAACCGTCCACTTTAAGATGGGCCGGTAGTTGAACAGGCCGCCTCCAACCTCATCGCACTCTGGTAAGTGCCGGCGTGCCGGCGACTCATCGGCCCGAACGCCTTGCCAGGAAAGCAGCATGTTCTCGCCGTCCATGAGCGGCAGGTAAACCTGCTCGATGATTGGATTGCGCTTGAGCTCGTCGGTGCAGAAGCGTGCCTTGGTGCTGGGGAATCGACCTTTCCACAGGCACAGGTCCAGGAACGGGTTGCCAGTCGGGTGAAGGACTTCCAGGGCACCCAGCACCACGGATTCCGCAACACCCTTTTCGCGCCATTTCGTTTCGATGAATTTGCGCTTGCCGGCGATCTGCTTGGAGAAGTCTGCCTTCACCCACCGGATGGGAACACCAGTGGCTTCAGCCAGATAGTGGATGTAGTCGTACGTCTCTGGATGCTCATGCCCGGTGTCAGCCACTACAGCGCTGAGGTTCGGCACCTCCAGCTCGCGGGCGACCAGCAGCGTAGCCGTGCTGTCTTTACCGCCGCTCATGCTGACGATGTTGTGAGTTGGCATAGGGGATCCTCGTCGGCTGGCGTGATTCGTTGATATGGGGTATTTGTGTATTTCAAATACAGCGAGGGACCGCAGATGGCGCCGATTACTAAAAAATTCGAAATGACTTTAGACGAGTCAATTCAGAAGTTTCCGTGCAAGAAGTGCTGTCTTGAGTCGAACCACAAGGTGGTGGCGAACTACACTGAAAGAGGCTCTGAAGATTACGGCGGCGGCCATACTTTTGACTGGACCGCTTTCAATCAGATTATCCAGTGCCTGGGGTGTGAAGAAATCTCTTTCAGAGTTGAGTCATCAAACTCTGAAGATTGGGATCATGATAACGAAGGTGATATCTATTGGATTTCGGCGGTTACCTATTATCCAGGTCGAGTAGTGGGTTCCAAAATTATAGATCATGCTTCTCTGCCATTGGACATAGGCGAGATCTACCAAGAGGCGCGAAGCGCACTAGATAGTGACCTTCTGATAATTAGCGGGATCGGTATTAGAGCTATATTGGACACGATCTGTTCTGATGTGAAAGCCAAAGGCCGCAACCTAGAGCAAAAGATCGACGATCTACACGAGCGATCTCTAGTAACTAAAGAGGGAGTCCAAACGCTCCACCAAATTCGGGTTTTGGGAAACAACGCGGCGCATCGGGGTACAGCGCACTCCAAAAGCCAGCTTCTCTTAGCCCTTGAGGTCATTGAGCATATACTGATCGGAACATACATAATTCCTTATCGCGCAAAGAAGGTTTTCAAGCATATTGAACCTAAAAAGATAGCTGCCCCAGTCGCTTCGGATGACGAAACAGCTGCATGAAATCATTCTGGAATGGCGATTTCGTCTTCATGCTCGGGCGGGTCATCGGCGAGCGACTTCAGGCCGGCTGCCCGAATTAGTTGCGACACCTTTTCGCTAACTACAAAAGGTGTCGTGACACACTTGAGCATCTGCGCCTGAGTTTCGAAGTCGGCACCGATCAGGTTTATAAGGAGCCTCTGGTGGATGTCCTGCTGATTGTTGATGCTGTGGGCCTTCATCACATTGCGAAGATCGCTCTTGAAAACCCCGACCACCTCAACCGTAAACTTCTCGACGCCCAATGCAGCGTCCTTCGCTGCTGCCTTCTCGCGCTTGCGGCGCTGCTTCAAGGCTTCCGCCGTCGTCTGCTGCTCTTCCTCGGCCATGGCCTACCTCTTCGATTTCATGTGCTGGCAAATCAAGCCATGCCTGCCGCCGGCGTTGTCGCACCTGGTTATTGATGCGCTTCATGGATTGCTGGGGAGTTTGAAGCCGTTCTCGCGAGCAATGAGGCGGGCTCGCTTGTAGTCGACGCCGGCCTCCAGGCACGCCTGGTGAAGCGTGGCGCCAGAATCAACGAGTTGCTTCAGCCTTGGCGCGATCTTGTCCCGTTCGGTACGCAGCTTGTTGCTGCGGGTGCTTTTGATTGGCCCGCCCACCTCGCCGCTGACGCCCGGCGCGATCTCCTGGGCCTTGTTGCCGGAGCCGAAGAACGCCTCCAACTGCTGGTTGAGGTTGTCGATGATCGAATCGCGCGGGTTGGGCATAGGCACGCCGATCATTGCGCACCACCTGAGAGCGTCACCTTGACGCCATCGGCTCGCGATTCCAGCGCCTGAGCCAGGTTGCTTGCTTCCTTCCAGGTCCAGCGGAAGCCCTTCACCTTGCCGGTGCAGCGCTCCACGATGTGGTAGGCCTTACCCGAGTCTGTGTTGGGTTTTGAAATCGAAGGAGTGTTTATTTTTTTGTGCGGACACAGGGGGAACCTCGCTTAACCAAAGTTAGTCTCTGTTGAAGCAGTTAGAGATGAGTGACTGACGCTCACGAACGGGGAGGTGGTATGAGATGGATTTTGAAAATCACGAGCCCTAGTGGCGAAGTGTTTTACAGCGAAGCGAAAAGTGGTGATGGAAATAGGCGTCTTTGTGCCGATCCTAAACATGCAGAGCAGTTTGAGAGCCGGACCGACGTTGAGTCGGCGCTAATCTACTTTCAGCTCCTATGGGAATTCAGAGGTCATCAGCACGAAGCCGTAGAGCACAATCAGCTAGATGATCAAATTCAATTGGCGTAATTCCTTGATATTACGAGGATTATGCATGGGCAGCATGTGGCCGTATTGAGGGGAGTGACTTGGTTCTAGTAGATCGAGAATGGCCTATTGATCTCGCATACCCTGATGGCACGACGGCCAAGGTTGACTCAGCTTGCGTTGCCGATTGCGATCTCGTTCTGACGGAGTTGCGGATTGAAGTCTTAACAGCAGACGGTGTGCGAATTTGTTTTGCTGACAAGGCCATGTTAAAAAGTCTCGCGGCAGCCGCTTTGCGCGGGAGAGAAATCGTCGACCAGTTCGTCCAGAAACGCTCGGTTAAATAATCCCTACTTCAAACTCGCTGCCGAGGATCTTGGCAGCACACTTAATCTGCTCGATGCCACCCTCAAACCGGAAACTCAGGTTGAAATAGATCGCGCCGTCCAGTTCTAGGTGAGAAACGCTGCTTACGCAAAGTGCGTCGGAGTTCATGTACGACGCTCCCATACCTTCTCCTGACCGATGATATTGGGGGCAATGCTCTTTCCACCGCGCCACCGCGCGCTCAGGCGCTCGTCCTAGACAACCTATTCGGGCCGACCCTCCTTGGAGGTGCCTTGGCAACCGTGGCGCTGGAGAGGAGCGCGGTATCCGTACTCTTCTAGGCGCCACTAGCGGACACACAGTTCACTAGTGGCGCTGAGCGTCAAGCCTACGTGACAGCCGCAGCTGCTGGAGGGCATCATCGGAGCCCATTTGGCGGACTTGACTCAGATTGGCGAGCTGCGCATTTTAGGGCGTACGTTTACATCCCAGTAGATGGCAATGGCTACTCAGGGCAATGCGGCGTTCCTTTACATGTAGTTGCTCATGCGTTATCTCCAAGCGTTCGTCTGCCTCGCAGCTGGCGTGATTTAGGTTTGTGGACTATTTGTCTCTATGTACATTGCACCCTGGCAGGAGGCATGCATGAGACTGCAAAGCGATATTGTTGCGCTCGCAGCTATCGAGGAGGATGCTCGAATGATGCTCAAATGGATTAGACTACCCGAGGACCATAAAAACTGGATATCGTCATTTGTTTGCTGCAGATCGTCGATCTGGCGACATATACAGACGAGATTGGCGATTATTCAGAATAGATCGCGCGATAGGGCGTTGCTGGGATGATATTGTTGATACGGATCATTACGGATGACCGGCATAGGACCAGACCAAGGATTCGCATGCACGAAGCGCAAATCGATTTGTTGGAGAAAACGTTGCGGATGATTGGTTGGCTTGCGCTGGTCTTGGGCATCCTGATCCTATCGCTCGGTATTTCCAATAAAATAGATTTAGAAGACATCTGCGACATCCACGAGGGCGCCTTGATCGTCTGGCCACCGTTCATAATCGGTGTCGTGGCGCTCTGGAGCCGCGCCTTTATCAGAGCTGGTCGTCGCTCAGTATAAGCAAAAGCTTTTCGCCTGCCTTTACTGTTGTAGTGAGTAATGTGGGCTAATCGTCACCATCGTCTTCGGCGTTTCTTTGTAGCGACTCAGCGAATCCGGCCTGTAGTAGTTTGTGCGCCACGTTTTCAGATATCTCGAAATCGTGGCGCACAATTTTGAAGTACAAGGCGGACCTTTCGGCCCCCAATGAGTGGGCATGTGCAATCAGTCGCCAAACGGTAGTTCGAACTTTCGTCTCTCCAAGTCCGAAGGTGAGCGCTTCCAGTCGGTCACGCATTCCCTGGCGGAAGTAATGCCGGATGATGTCGGAAGGCCCTTTGATCTTCGGAGGCGCCGGCGGCAGTTCTTCGGCCCCGCCATTCAACACCAGCAGCTGCATCGCCTCGCCGATTTCCTCAATCTCATGCCAGAGCATCAACTCGTCGAGCATCTGCCGGGTGCCGTACGGTACCGTGTGCCGCAATTCCTGCTCGCCCAGCTCCTGCCGTTTCTCGGCAAGCTTGGCGGTTCGCTCCTTCTGTCCGGCTGCCATGGCCTACCTCTTCTATTCCGCTGGCCGGCAGTGCGAGCCAGGTTTGACGTTTGCGTTGCTGGGGGCGGGCTATGCGGCGCATGAATCGACCTTCACCTGGTGCCAGGCGCCGACTGCTTCGAAGATGCGCGCCGCGTGGGCCTCGTCCAGCGACATCGCTTCAGGAATGGCAATCCAGCCCGACGCTACCATCTGGCTTTGATTGGCCTCGTCGCGCAGCTTCTTGTAGCAATGCTCGATCACGTCTTCCAGGTGGTCGGACAGGTAGACCCCGTCCGGTGCCAGCTCCACCGACTTGCTGTATCGGTCGCCGCGGGCGTCGATGCACATGGCGCTCATGTAGATCGTCCACCGGTGGGGAATACCGCAAACGGCCTGGCCGATCTTCCCCGGCGCGATGTTCTTGAGCGACTTGTAATTGATCATGCCCTTGCGGCCGCTGGGATCGATGTTCACCACTGCGACGTGGTTAGCGGCCAGCAGCGCCCGGCAGGACCGGTCAATGCGGGCTTTGAGGTTGTGGGGTTTGCGCTTGCTCATAAAGCCTCCGCGAGTTTCCGCAGCGCCTTACGCTCGTCCCGCGTGATGGGCGGCTTGCGGCGCTTGAGGATGGTTGTCGGGTCGATGAATTCCGAACGCTTTGCCGGATCTGGATTGATCGCCGGGCTCTCGCCGATTGTGATCTTCCCGCCGGCGGCCAAGTGCCGACAAACCTGACTGGAAAGCTCCAGCGCTTTCTCGCGCCGAAACTCGATGTCTGATTTCAGGTTACTGATCATGATCAGGCTCCTAGGCGATGGGCTTGCGCCCGGGCTTTGTCCGCTACTTCATCAACCATCCTGCCAAGCTCCAGATTGAACTGGACGAGCTCCTGATGAAGCATCGTGATGTACTCCTCATCGCGCTCGATGGTCTCGATATACAGCCGGCAGTCTTCATCCTGGCGTGGATCGAACGATAGGAAATCCCACCACTCTCGGCCCGTGACGAACATGCAGCCCTGAACCTGCGGCTTATGTTCCTCGGGCATGCCTTCGAGCCAGGTGCGGACGTGGACGGCCTCATTGAATGGGCATTTCGACTCAAGACCCCCGTCCTCGCCAATCAAGCCGTCCGGCGAACAGCCCAGCCAGTCGTATTTTGGATGAACGACGAAGCCCGACTTGATGACGCTATTACCAGTCAGGATTTCGTAGAAGTCGTGGCTCGACTGCTCAACCTCGGTTCCCCAGGCCATCGACTTGCTGCTGACCGAATGTTTCGATCGGTTTGCCAGGCGCTCAAAAGCCAACTCGCGCATGTAGGTGGTGCGGGCCGCAAGCGGCTTGCGTTTGCCGTGTTTGTCACGGTCGCCCCATGCAATAACATCCTTGAATCGGCTGGCGGTGAGTCGCCCGCTGCGATCCTGATGCCACTGCTCGGTGCGCTGGAGGTCTACAGAGGCGTTCATTGAGCACCGTCCTGACTATCGACGCCGGCGGCAGCTTCGGCGCTATCACTGACAGTTGTGAACTCGGCGTCGATGGTTTGTGCAATGGCCTTCAGTTCGCCGTGACGGGTCACGCCAATGGCGCCGCGCTGTTGTGGTTTCAGTGCTTTCCAAGCTTTTTCATAGCCTTCAATGCCCTGCTCTTGAGCGATTTTTTTCAGCTGTTCGAAAAGGTCGGAAGTCGCTTCTGTAGTATCGCCCTGGGGTACTGAGGCGGCACCTACGTCAGCAGGTTTTTCGCTGGTAGATCTCGGGGTGACGTCTGTTTCTGGCAGCGTATAGCCGTCGTCCAGTTCTTCGCGGGTGTATACGCCAAGGATCACGTCAGGGCAGTACAGGCGAGCCCATTTTTTGAGGGCCAGGTAGGCGATCTGCTGCTTCGGATCGTCTGCCCACAGCGTCGAGTTCCGGGTTCGTGCCTGAGTCATCAAAGTGGTCAGTTCGCGCGGGGTATCCTCGCCCACGAACGTAGCCCAAACGCGGACGCCCAACCCTTTCTCGTCATTTATGTTCCAGTTTGGGACGCGATATTTTTTCGGCTGCCCGTGGTCATCCGTTTGTTTTTGCTCTCAATCTCGCGGAAATTGCCAATGATCTTGTCCCAGTCGCCAAACCACTCGTAATGGATTCGATCAATGGTCGGGGCTCGCGTCGTGATGACCGCGTTGACCAGCTGGGCTTCATAGCTCAGTTGGCCACCGTTGACGATGAAGGTCTTCTGCGCGACTTGGAATGGGTTCATTCCCCACTGCATGGACTGCATGATCACTGCCATGCAGTCGGCAGTATTGCCGTGAAAGTGTTTCGGCAGGGTGGTTTTGCCCCCAGCCATGATGCCCGCGAGCTCAGTCATCGACTGCATGCTGTCGCGGTTGAGGATCAGCCCTGTCGGGCTGGTGTCCATTGGTACGGTAGAAATTTGGGTTTGGGCGTTCATTGCTAACTCCATAGCCGACGACTTTGGTCGGCCTCCGGGGTGGCTTCAGGGTTCTTTAGAACGACATGGCACGCAGCCAGGCAGAGGCCTCGTCATTGGTGACGCAGAAGGCCAGGGCTACGACCTCGATCACTTCGCTGGCGCTTGGAATGCTCGAGTCAGCGAATTCGTCCACCGCTGGGGCCGGATCAACTGCCGCTACAACCGCTTGTGCTGGGTCAGTAATCACTGGGGCCGCAACGACAGCTACTGCTGGAGCGGGCGCAGCAGCCTGGGCGCGCAGACGGGCCAGTTCTTCCTGGTCGCGCTGATACTGCGCGTCACGTTCACGCTGCTGGCGCTGCTGCGCTTCCATGTCACGGCGCTGCTGGTCCAGCTCGTCCTGCTGTTTCTTCAAGCGCTGACGGTCTTCTTCGGCGCGCTGTCTGCGCAGCTCATCAGCCTCAGCGTCGGCGATACGTTGCTTCTCGCGCAGCTCGTCGAGCTCTTTCTGCTGAGCCAACAGCTTGGCGGCAGCCTCTTCACGGTCAACTGCAGCCCTGTGAAGCGTTTCAAGCTGCTCAATGGCGTTATCGCGAGCAATGGTGCCTTCGGCTTCAAATTCGCCGTATTCTTCGGGAAGAATTACCGAGTCTTTGACATTCTGAAGAACGCTTGCGACGTCGGTAGCGCTGCGGCTTGCGTATGCGGCAGCGACAGAGCTGAAGCGGGTAATCTTTGCCCGGATGGCTTCGACACGCTCCGCTTCGATACGCTCGCGCTCTGCCTTGGCATCAGCTACGCGTTTTTCTTCGGCCTTGATTGCTTCGTCAACAGGAGTCTCGATTGCCAAGACTCGATCTTTCAGCGTTTCGCCGAACTCCTTTACTTGGTTGACTCGAGCCTGGGCGTCTTTAACCGCCTGCTGGTAGGGAGCCAGTGCCGTTTTGGTGGTGTTGGCCAGGGCATAACGCACGTCGCGGATATCGACGCGAACCTCCTTTGCATTCGCCAAGCCTTCGCTGGTCGAGCAGTCAACCACCAGTTTCCCGTAGGTTGTCTCTAGGCGAACGATTTGCTCCTCGTGCGGCCGATACTCCGCGATGTCGGTGACGGCGACAGCGGGGGCAATGGACTTCTTAGATTCTTCGGTTTTGCTCGCTTCAAGCGATTCTTGTGCGGGTGCTTGGTTGGTATTTTTGGACATGACGATCCCTCGCCGCGCCAGGCGCAGCATTGAAAGTAGTGGGAGTGATTGGAGTTATGCGGCGGAAGCACGCGAGGTGTTGTAGTCGGCAAAGATCTTGTCGATACACGCTTGGTAATGGCGGTGCTCAGCTTCGTCGATGGCACGCAGCATGAACGCCAGGGTGATGCATGACCTTGCGGCCGCACTTGCGTTGGGCTTTCCTACGTCGAGGAGAAGGTTTTCGATCTCGGCGTCTATCCAGCCCACGGCTATCTGATGGTCTCTCTGTGCTACGTTCATTCGACACTACCTACTGGCGGGCAGATAAGCTCCATCTGAGCCATGGCGGCACCTATGCGCAGCTTGAGGCCGGCGCGATCTTTGATTCGCCGTTCCTCGCGCTCAGCAAGGTCGTCAGCCGTGTACTCGTGGAACAGGTCGAGGTGCTGTTTCTTCCCGAAGTTTGGTAAATCCCAGCGCCTGTCGGATTCCCTGGCCTGGGCGCTATCCGCGTAGCTGGTTGGCATGGCGAGTCTCCAGGCTCCGGGCGAGCGCGCAGGCTTCGTTGTGATCGCGGCGGAACCCCATCACTTTGTCGGTCCGGGTATCAACCACATGGAAGAAGTCACGTCCCGCTGGCTTCACCGTCATTCTGAAGTGGACCACGGGCTCCGGCCGTCCAATCAGCCGGTAGAAGTCGGCAGTGGCGATGCGAGAGCGCTGACGCAAACCGTCGACAATTTCGCGGCGTGATTGGATGCTGTGGTGCATGGTCACCTCCAAGGTGGCGGGTTGTTCACCTGTATTCGTCAACACTCATGCCTCCCGCTGGTTGCCGATGGGCGCGGGGGAGGAGTGCTGACGGGTAGAGGTGGGAATCCGAAAAATCGGATTGATATGAGAGGACAGGGAGTCCTCAATGCATTGCTGTAGGAATGGTGGAGCTGAGGCCCTGTTCAGAGCAGTCAGCCACCACTAGGGGAGGTGCTATTACTAGTGAATGCTGGTCTTGCTGATGGCAATCCAAGAAATAGCGAATATGCCAGCCACAAATATCACCGGACTGCCGAAAACTTTGTAGTGAAGCCACAAATCAAATGGCGTGGAAAAAGCGACCGCAACGTTCAACACTGCCATAGTTGCGAAAAGCAACGCCAGTGAAAGTGCACACATGCGCCATTGTGGTTTTGACAGATTTAAACGTTTTCCGAAAATGCATTGAAGTAGATTGAGCTTGAAACCGGCTTCAGCTATAACTACTACCAGAGCTAATGATCCGTACAAAATTGTAGGCTTAATCAATATGACGAATGAGCTAGGCAGTAGGAGTTTTCCAAGCAGTACACCAAATACCAAACCGAAAATTTGGAACAATAGAAACGCGCGCCACAAAAGCGCAAAGGACAGACTCAGCCAATTTTTTGTCACACTCATTCTACGAGACCTTAAGGTGTTCATCATGCAGCGGCGGTATGCCGTTTCACGTTTAGGATTTCAGTTCTAAGCTACTAGATTGTATTGGCTCCATAAAGTACGAAAATTTTGTCATGCAGGTGACCGGGCATTTAACGACAGGCTATCGTCGCGCTGGTTGTTCAGATAACTGCCGTCATGGTCTTGGAGCCGTCGCCGTGTTCCGCGGTGAACGTCAGCGGAGCCGGCCGTCCATTACGGCGGATCAATGCGTTCGCCTGTGCAAAAACAGGGTATGGCTCGCCAGCTCCATCAGGCAGCAGCGTGTTGCACGTCAAATTCGAGCAGTCTTCACCGTTCGGGCCGTCGCCATCGTGGCCAATGGAAAAGCTCGCCATCATCGCGATGCCGTGTTCCTTACAGATCGCGATGACCTGCCGCATGAGCGGGCTGATCTGAGCGTCGTAAATCTGTTCTTTGTTCATGGTCATGCTCCGGTTATTTTCCCGATGCCCACCGCTCTGGATGGGCATCAGTGAAAATGTCCGTCACGCAGCAGTCAGTGCCTGTTGCGCACGCAATTCAGTCACCGCCTCGCGCGGCATGCAGCCATCCGAATACAAATCGAAAAGGTCGCTTTCTTCCTGCGAGCCCTCAGCGACGTAATGCCCGAGCACATTTCCAGCCCTGTTCAGCCAGTCGCGATAAGCCAGTGCAGACGAGTCTTCGCGGCATTCGTCAGCCGCCATGGTTGCCATGTTGAACATCGAGTTGCCCTCCGTTGATTTCCAATGCCGCCTCATCGAAGCGGCATCAGTAAATCTGTGGGTGCTTCCCGCGCCGCTTACCAGGTCATTCGCCAGTTCGGTCAACACCTCGACAGCCGTATGGGGTATCCCATCGTTGGCAGGCTTTCGGGCCTGTCTGTCGCCGGTCACCAGTAGTGGCAGCGCGTTTTGTTCACCTGACTTCCTCTCGCCCCACAGGTGATAGCCGGGGCTGACCTCCCAGCGATTCGCCGGTAATCGTGTATGGCGCATGTTGTTAAAGAGCGGCGGGCTGTGATGCCCTTCGCAGTGGCTGTGAGTCGCTGCGATGGGTGAACATTACCGTGTGGTAACAAATCAAGTCAATACCGTATGGTAATTAATTTTGTGGAGCCCACAAAAAAGCCCGCTCGGTGGCGGGCTGCGAATTCAGATTGGTAGGGCTGATGCCGTAGGGGCGGTGATGTCAGTGTGGCACCGGGGAGAACAGCGCCCTCGCAACCTCGTCCAGGCGCTTCTCGACCTCCACCAAGTCCGCTTGTTTAATATCAATCGCGCATTGGTAAGCTCGGAGCAAGCACTGCAGAAGCTCAAGGTCTGAAATCTTCGCAAGCTCGTCTTTCAGGTCAGGACGCTGCGAGAGCAGAAGCGCTCTAATCTCTTCTGCGGTTTTCGACTTTTCCATGGGCATTCCCTCCATAGCTCAGTTCGATTTTTAGTGCATGGGAATGCGGAGTAATGGCCGCTGATCGCCAGATTGCTGAAGGGCAAGGCAGATACAAGAAGGCCGGCGCCGTGGACGGCTAGGAAGTGGCTGTCAGAGGGAAGTTGCGATCGCCTGGGCCAGTTGCTTGTCTGACATCAGCGGCGGTGCGCTGGTTGAATCGCCCCCGGATTCTCTAGACACCGTGCAAGCTCATTGCGTAACGCTTTTCAAACTCTACCGGTGACAGCTGATTGTTGAAACCATGGCGGCGTTTTACGTTGTAGAACATCTCGATGTAATCAAACACATCACTCCGAGCATCTTCCCGCGTGATGTAGATTTTTCGCTTGATTCGTTCCCGTTTCAGAAGCTGGAAAAAGCTCTCCGCCACGGCGTTGTCATGACAGTTGCCTCGGCGGCTCATGCTGGCAATCAAATTGTTTGCCTCCAAAAAGCTGCGCCAATCGGAGCTGCTGTACTGGCTGCCTTGGTCGGAATGAACCATCACCTCTTGCTTCGGTTTACGCCTCCAAACCGCCATCAACAACGCATCAATAGCCAAATCACTGGTCATCTGCGACTTCATTGACCAGCCAACGACCTGCCGAGAATACAGATGCAGTACCACCGCCAAATACAACCAGCCTTCATACGTACGAATGTACGTGATGTCGGTTACCCAAACCTTGTTGGGTTCCACAACATCGAACTGGCGCTTCAGCAAATTGGGTGAGACGACCGCTGGCTTACCGCCGTACTTTCCAGGGGGGCGTCGATAACCTGTCTGAGAACGCAGACCTTCAAGACGCATCAGCCTCGCCACACGATGACGACCACAATCCTCTCCGACCTCGCGCAGATCGTCGTGGATTTTGCGATAGCCATAAACGCCGCCGCTCTCCAGCCAGGAATGCTTGATCAAACCCAGCAGTCGCTGGCCGTCTTTGGCGCGTGCAGATTGCGGCTCAGACAACCAGGCGTAATACCCACAGGAATGGACTTTCAGCGTCATGCAAAGCCGTCGAATCGAATAGTCGCCCTCGTGCTGTTTGATAAAGGCGTACTTCAACCGCACTCCTTGGCAAAGTACGCGGCGGCCTTTTTTAATATGTCTCGCTCCTCAGTCACCCGCTTGAGTTCCGCTCGCAGACGACGTAGCTCAGCGTGCTGATCATCATCCTGCTGCCGTTCTTCTTGAGGTTTGCTGTAGCGCTTTATCCAGGCATAGAGGCTATTCGTCGACACGCCGAGACGGGCCGCTACCTCAGCGACAGGCAGCTTCTTTTCGGTCACTTGATTTGACTGCTTGGATTTTGAATTCTTCGGGATAACGCGGGTTGCTCATGGCACCTCCTGATTGGCCTCATTTTAAGGCATGGAGGTGTCTACGAAACCCGGGGCGATTCAGACATTTAGGGCTCCAAACTCAGTGCGCGGACTGCCATTCACCAGATTCCGCCTCGTACCTATCAAAAGACTCTCTAAGTGCCACAATATCCAGCGGCGACTTCGGGCTAATCGAGCCAGGCTCCTCTGGAACAATTCCATCAGCCTCCATCAATTCGACGAGCTTTTTGCCGCGAGCAATGCCCACATTCAGATGGCGAGCAACAAAAGCTGCGCTTAGGTGCTTCCCTGTTAGGGCAGCAATAACCGCTCTGCCGTACATAGGGTCAGCAGCGTAGCTGTCAGGATCCAGGTAGTTTTCCAGCCAGCCACCGAATCTGCATTCGGAAAGAAGAACATCTAGATCAGCTATTGTTTGATCAGCGCTCGCCAGCGCCTCCGCCAGGGCTCGCTCATGTTCCTGCTCGTTGGCGGGCTCGCCTTTGATCAGATGGCTAGCTGATAGGCCTGTCCCTGGAAGGCCGGTAGTGACCCTCACTCCCTTCTTGCTCTTGTTGATGATCAGCCCTGGCGGACCAAACGAAAAGCTGAAGCCGGACTTGCTGATGTTTAGCCAAACCCAGGGGAGTATTTGAATCCGCTTTTGAAATCTCATACCCATTCACCACCTCCTTGTGGTCGTTATAGCTTGCGAGCATTCCAGGCAAGCAGAACGCGAGCCTGGATATGCACTTTGGCGAGCATATCCCCCTCGATCATGATTGCTGGGTACACAGGGTTGTCTGAAATCATGCGCAGGGAGCCGCCTGTCAGGCGCTGAAGCCTCTTAATGAAAAGCTCGCCCTCAAGCGTGAAGACATAGATCGCATCGGTTCGGATCTCGGTTATGCCGCGATCTACTAGCAGGGCGTCGCCATTACGGAACGTGCCCTCCATGCTGTCACCATCGCCATCGATGATGGCCAGGTTCTCTAGCTTGGAATACGACAAACCCTGAGTCTTAAGCCAGTCAAGGTGAACGGTAATATCTCTGATCACCTCAATATGGTCAGGCGGCACTCTTCCGGCCCCCATCGAGCCAGCTACATCGAGCTGGGGGATGGTTATGAAGTTGGCGTCCTGAGACTTTCTTCGCGTATCAATAGGAATCGCGCTGCTCTCCGTGGCGTGGCCTTCACCAATCGGTGCATCTAGCGCGTATCTGGCGAGGCCGAATTCGCTTTCTATTTCCCGTGCGAAGTCCTCTCCAATGGTTTTTGCGCCGTTTTTTTTCCGCTCAAAAAGACATCTGGAGATGAAGTTCTGAGGCTTCTTTAGCTTTTCTGCGAGGCGCGACTGTGCGCCGCGAGCGCCAACTCCGTATTCGGTGTCCATCAGCTTTTTTAGGTTGTGCCTGCGCACTTCGCGAATATCCATCTTGCGATTCTCTACGGGTCATTACTCATTGGTAAATGACCATTAGGTATTGATTAAGTGGTTACCGTGCGGTAATAATTGCGCGTCACAGAGGAGAACCGTGATGCGAACTAAGCACACCCAGCTTTTGGAGTGGCTCAAAAGCGCCTCCGACGATGCCGTCGAGCGCACCGGGACCTCTCGCGGCTACCTGAAACAAATTGCCTACGGGAACAAGCAAGCCTCCGCTGCGCTTGCGGTTTCGCTTGAGCGTGAATCGGCAGGCGCCCTAAGTCGCCGGTCGTTACGCCCCGCTGATTGGAATTTGATCTGGCCAGAGCTTGCTTCTGCCGCCTGACATCCCAGTCCGCCGTTCCATTGAAGCCAGATTAGAAGAGAGCAGGCCCCATGCAAACGTCCAGTTCCAGACACACCATACAAACCCGTGATCAGGTTTTGGTCGCCCACGCTGCAAACCAGATTGCACGCACCAGTCTGAGCCAGGACGACTTCGCCCAGGCTTTGAGCCGCGAGTTGCACCTGTCGATCCCGGAGCGCGCCCAGAAGAAAGACGTTCCTGACTTCAACTCTGCGGAACTGACCGCCGACGTAAATGAGTTCGTGAAGGCGACCGGCCGCTGGCTCAAGCGTGTACAGCGCTGGCTGTCCGGAGACCAAGAAATGCCGTCCTGGCTGGAAGAGTCATGGGTCAACGCCCTTGAGCCTGAATTCCGCGACCACTGCGTAAACGAGCTGGCAAGCCGCCACGGTCTGACCGGCGCCCGTCAGATGACTAGCGACCAATGCGCGAACAAAAGCTTCGGTGCGCTGATCCGCGCGCTGGGCGATGTGATCGACACCGGCAGTGAAGTGTTTGATGACCAGGTGATGTGCGAGCAAGACCTGCCGCATCTGCCAGCGTTCGCCAAGCAGTGCCGCCAGGTTGAGGCGAAGGCGGGGGAGCTGGGGCGCCGCGCGGAGCAATTGCTCGCTTCGGCACAACGAAATTTGAAATCTGTTTCCTGAATTCCCGCGCATGCGCGGAAATCGGTGCCCATCGGGTTCGCACTATGAATTAAGCGGATCTGAAACCCAGGCACAAAAAAGCCGACGGTCGAGGTCGGCTGGTTTGTTAACACACTGTGAGGCCAATTATATGCATAGCACAAGCCAATCGATCAATAGCCTCAACAATCTCGCGCCACGCTTTTCGCAATCTGAAAACGTGGCGCGCATTAGCCCTCATTCAGTTGAGCTGGCGGCTTGACATGCAATACACCGTCACGATTAACCAAGTAAAGGCGCTGGAGTGGAATCCGAATCGCATGGGCCACGTCACCGCCCTCCAGCCTACCGTACTCCTGCCTCGGCGCCGGACGAAAAAGAAACCCGTCCCTTCTGGACTGCGCGCGCAAATATTCGCTCGCGATGGTCACGCTTGCCTGCGCTGCGGCTGTTCGGTGCTGATGCGCTTGAGGGCTGATCAAGTCTTACCTGAGAGCCAAGGTGGAGAGGCTTCTTTGGGCAACCTCCAGACCCTTTGCATGTCCTGCAATAGCTGGAAGGGCGTGCGGACGATTGATTTCCGCGCGTTCGCCGGAGGTGCAGCATGAGCATGGGCCTTATGGTCGCCGCGATGAAACTTCGCGTCGGTAATCCACTGCGTAAGCTGGTGCTGATCAAGTTGGCCGACAACGCCAGCGACGTAGGCGAGTGCTGGCCGTCCTATCAGCACATCGCCGATCAGTGCGAGATCAGCAAGCGCTCTGTTATGAACCACATCACCGCCCTGTGTGAGGCGGGACTTTTGCGCAAGGAAATCCGGAAGGGTGGCCCAAAGGGGAATTCGTCGAACGTTTACTTCCTGACCCTCGACGGGGGTGGTGCACCTCCTGCACCAGGGGTAGCGCAGAAGATTCACCCGGGTAGTGCAGCAGGTTCACCCCCTAGTGAATCTCCTGCACCAGGGGGTAGTGCAGCAGCTGCACCCAGAATCAGTAACTCTCTTGAACCAGTCATGGAACCCGTCATTGAACCAATTACACCCCCGGCTCCCGCCGCGGTTCTGCCGGCTCAGTCCCGTGGCTTGGTGCTGGTGGTTGACCGCACCGATACTCCCCGGGTCGAGATTCCCGCCGACATGCCGGGCCCCAAAGACCAGACCTGCAAAACCTTCAAGGTCTGGGCGAACTACGCGATGGCTTACCGCAAGCGCTACGGCGCCTGGCCGGTATGGAACGCCAAAGTCGGCGGCCAGCTCGGCCAACTGGTCGACCGCCTCGGCGCCGATGTCGCCCACCACGTCGCCGCCCACTTCCTGAAAACCAGCGATGCCGCTGTGCTGCGCAAGTGCCACAGCCTCAACGAGCTGCTGGCCAACGCCGAGAGCTATCACACCCAGTGGGTGACCGGGCAGCGCATCAACGGCACCACCGCCCGCCAGATGGAGCGAACTGAGGCGAACCACTCCGCAGCGGAGCAGGCCGCCCAGATGGTCCTGGCCAAACGCCAAGCAGGTGACCGCAATGAATACCTCTGAAATGAACGACCATCAGGTTGCCGGACTGGCCGCCGCCATCTGCGCCACAGCCGAGGCCATGGGCCAGGAAATGAACCCAGGCACTGCCGCGATGATGGCCGAAGACCTCTGCGCCTACCCGGTGCCAGTCGTCAAAGCTGCCTTGAAGGCCTGCCGCTTCGAGGTGAAGGGCAAGCTGGCGATGGCCGACATCCTGCAACGCGTTCAGTCCTCCGACGGGCGCCCGGGCAAGGACGAGGCCTGGGCAATCGCCATGACCGCCAACGACGAATTTGAAACCGTGGTGCTGACCGATGAAATTCAACTGGCCCTGGCAGCAGCGAAACCCATCTTGGATGGCGGCGACAAGATCGGTGCGCGCATGGCGTTCATTGATGCCTACCAGCGTTTCGTAGGGCAGGCCCGCGAGGATGCGAAGGCAGTCAATTGGCATGTGTCGGTGGGCTTCGACGCCCACCGCCGCATCCAGGCCGTCACCAAGGCTGTGGAGCTGAAGCGCATCCCCCAAGAGCACGGTCAGAAGTACTTGACTGACCTGAGCATTGTTCCCGTTACCGAGGAAGGCCGCGCCATTGCTGGATTGCTCACCGGCGCCGTCACCCAGCCTGCACCAGCGCTGCGCCAGAAGCTGGAACTGGTCAAAAACTCGATGCTGGAGATGCGCCAGGCCAGCGCCGAGCGGAAGACCGAAATGCGGATTGAAGCGGCCAATGAGTTGGCGGATCGCCGGGCGCTGCTGATCCGGCAGGCTCAGGAACTGGAAGCGAAGAGGGCGGCGCAATGACCAAGCCAGCAAAGCATCGCCCAATGCCCGTGCACCTGGTGCTGCGCCGTCTGGTCGACCCTGCTACTGGCAAGGAGGTCGCCGCATTCGTGCCGTCCTCCGATGCTGACCGATCGATCCTCCGCGAGCGTGAATTCAAGATGAACGCGAAGATCCGTGCGGACCTCAAACAGCCGCGCAACCCACGGTTCAATGGTTTGGTTCATGGTCTGGGCCGGGTGCTGAGCCAGAACATCGACCGGTTCTCTGGCAAGCAGTCCCACGACGCGATCAAGGCTCTGCAGCTGGAGTCGGGCGTGTACTGCGACGAGGAAGCGTTCGATATCCCTGGCCTGGGCCAACTCACGCGCAAGACACCTCGCAGTCTCTCGTACGACTCAATGGGGGAGGAGACATTCCAAGACTTCTGGCGCCAGTGCTGCGCGTACCTGGTGCTGCATGACTGGCCGACGCTCACGGAAGAGCGCCTAACCGAAATGGCAGAATTTGAAGCATTCAAGGAGGCCGCGTGAGCCACGACAACGGATACGGAAAACGCTGCCCCGACTGCGGCGAGCCGATGAGCAACATGCCGAGCCTGAACCTACGGCAGTGCGCTACTGGCTGCAAAAACAAGCACGACTGGAAGCTGGCCGAGGGGCTGGCGCCATTGTTCACCGAGAGCCGCGACAGGGGGATTGCATGAGCATCGAGCGCAAGCAGCCCAAAGCGAAGAAGTGCCGCGTTGCTACGTGCAGGGCCTCATTCGTCCCTTCTCGGATGGGTCAGGCGGTTTGCAGCCCGGCCTGCGCAATGATCGACGCGCCGAGGCACGCACCGAAGGCACGCAAGGCGCTGGCCCAGGTTGGGCGCTCTGAAATCAAGGTTCGCAGAGAGGCCCTAAAGACCCGCGCCGACCACCTCAAGGATGCAGAAAAGGCTATGCGCGACTACCGGCGCACCTACGAGCTGAGCATCGGCAGCGGCTGCATAAGTTGCGGGGAGTCGCAGGAATCAATCCTGGCGGCCCAGGGATGGAAGACCGGCGGTGCGTTTGATGCCGGGCACTTCCTCGGTAAGGGCGCCCGGCCCGAGTTAAGGCTGGTGCCCAGCAATATCTGGCTCCAGTGTAAAAGCTGTAATGCCGGGTCGTCGAAGTTCGCCCGCAAAGGCGAGACGGTTTCTAAGGGTTTCCGTGCCGGGCTCATTGCTCGCATCGGCCTGGAGGCTGTCGAGGCGCTGGAGGCCGACCACACGCCACGCAAAGAGACAGTCGATCAACTCAAGGCCATCACCGCCGAATACCGTTCAAAGACAAGAGAACTCAAGAGGGCTGCAGCATGACCTATCGCAACGTTGTTTCAGCAGTAGTTCGGGCGCTCGCGGCCGAGACCATCAGTTCCGCCGGCGGCTGCGACTTCGAGCCCAAAGTGCAGTGCGCCAAGCAGAAGGGGGAGATCGTCGGCAAGGAGGCGGCGTTTCTCCAGGACTGCTGGGTATTCGGTCGGCTGCATAAGGCGCTTACCCCGGCGCACTGGCGGGCACTGGTGGCCAAGTACTCCACCCACGAGGAGCGCAAGCACGGCGCGATCCTGGAGCTGCTCAATTCGGTGAAGTCGCCGGCGCCGAAACGGTTTCGTGAGTGCGCTGTGCTGACGTGGGCTATTCCGCAGGTTGCCGGTTCCGAGGGCAAACGTTCCGCCACTGTGCTGCCGGCCGCCTGGTATGACATCACCAATTGGGACAATGACGGCAAGCCAGAGTCAACTCGGTATCGTTGGCGTTCATCCATACGAAATTCTTTGGATGGCCAGGTAAATGAGGCGCTGATGGCCGCTCAAGAGATTCTTGACGCCGAGGGGCTAATGGAGAACGCCATGGCATCATAATTTGCTGCGGCAATGAACTGGACAGATGACCTGAGCGACATCAGCTTTAAGGTGGGCGGGAGGTGGTGACAGGCTTCCCGCCGACAGGTTTTGATGGACTACAAGGGTTCGGTGCCTGGCGTTTTAGTCCTATCACATGCCGCGCTGAAACCACCTTGCGCCAGCCATGTTTCTAATGGTTCCGCTCTCAGGGGTTTTGTTATCAGGTACCCCTGAGCCTCTGAACATCCCCAGAGTGTGATTAGGTCCAGAATGCTTTGGGTTTCGACGCCCTCTGCTACGACTCTATAGCCTAATCCTCTAGCAAGCTCGATGAGTGTCTTAACTAGCCGTTTATCTTTTTCGTTCGTGTTGAGGCTGCTGATTAGTGACTGGTCTAATTTAACCGTACTCACAGGCAGTTGCCTTAGATATGTCCAGTTGCTGTAGCCAGTACCGAAGTCGTCCACGGAAACTTCAATGCCCAACGCACGGGCGCGCTCAAGCTGCTCAATAACTGTCTTCGGATCTGACATGAGCATGCTTTCCGTAAACTCAAGTTCTAGATTTTTCGACTGAAGGGCGCCGTTGTTTATATATTCTGTAATTTTATTTACGAACTTAGAATTCTCAAGATCACTGACAGTGACATTCATGGAGATTCGTAATTCAATACCTTTGTTGAGCCACTCCTTAGCTTGGTTAACTACGGCCTCAAGTACCCAGAAGGTAATTAAATGCATCAACGCAGTTTTCTCTGCAAGTGGTATAAACTCTGCGGGGCTGATAGGCCCGAGTGTAGGGTGATCCCACCTGATCAATGCCTCAACATTTTCACATGCTAGAGTAGGTAATGTGACTTTTGGATGGAAAACTAAGCTCAGCTGATCTTCAGATCGAACTGCATCAGACAGGGAGCTCAGTAAGGCAAACGCTCGCTGCTGAGCTGCGTCCAACTCAGGTTGATACATCGCCCAGCCCAAGTTTCGAACCCTGGCGTCATCAGCTGCCCCTACCACTAACCGTAGCCAGTCCCTCTCTTTTGCATCGGTGATTTTCAATACTCCAATACCTGTCTGCATGAGTATTGGGATCCCTTGACAATCAACCGGTTCGTCAAAATTTGAAAGAATCTCATGGCAGAGACCTTCCACCGGCTGGCCACCTTCTAAAAGAAACCCAAAACGCGTTGGACTGATTTTGTACAAGAGAGAATTCTTAGGTAATAAAGACTGAAGTCTACCCTTGACGTTGAGCATTAAATTTTGAGAAAAGCTGTAACCGAGCGCTTTTACTACGTCATTCAAAAATTTTGGAGATATTACGTCCACAGCAAATAGATCGTGCTGAATGCCACTAGAGCTTGCTAGTCGAATATCTTCTTCCAGTCTAAGTCGGTTGAAAAGTCCGGTAGGCTGATCAATAAAATTACGGGAACGTAAACCCATAATCCGCAAGACAACGAGTTGAGCGAAATAAACGAGCATTGCTGCATCTTGTTTGCTCATTGGTTCTCGAGGTGAAGTATCTATTATGCATAGGCTACCCAGAGAGAAACCGTCGCTTGTGAGAAGTGGTGCGCTAGCGTAATAGCGAATAAAGGGCGCGCCGGTGACCATGGGGTTATCTTTGAAGCGCTCATCATTCTGCGCATCCAAAACCTCTAACGCCTTCCTGTCGCGTAGAGAGTGTGCGCAGAACGAAACGTCCCGAGGTGTAGTTCGCTGGTCGATCCCGATCCGCGCTCTGAACCATTGGCGGTGCTTTTCGACGATAGAAATCAAGGCGATGGGTGCATTGAAGTATTCTGAAGTCATTGAAATCATTTTTTCGAAGACTTCGTCGTCTTGTTCATTTTGCGGGCAGAGGGCCTCAACGCGTTTTAAGCGTTCTGCTTCGTACTCAGGGAAGTGGGTATTTACGTCCATGACTAACCTCGCGTATCACGACCATATGGCTAAACGGTATCAGATCCCCTGCAGGCCCACGACTCCATTTACCTATCGCCAATAGGTTAGACCCGATCACACGTATGGCGCATGCCCCGGATACGACTGTTTTGCCGTTCGAAAGGGTGTTGCCAGAAATTTGGAGAGCCCTGGATAGGTTTTAATCGGCGGAGCTGCACGCAAAATTCTGATAACCGAAAAATGTTGCACTGAGTGAGAAGATGAGAGATTATTTGTTCATCCTATCGATCTTGCGCATTAGGGGTTTACACTGCAGAGCCCGGCTCATACTGTACTCTATGATCTTCTATCTCCCTGCGTAATAGAGCCCAGCCGTCGCGCTGGGCTTTTTCATTTTCGGCCCTGCTACCGCTCGCTCTGAGCAGGGAGTGCAGCTTGCTAACCCGTTTCAAACAAGTTCTCCTGCGCCGTGCGGATGCTCGGGTATTTCATCGTCGTGAATACCACTCACCGCTTTGATTAATATGCGTTCGGGTGCGCTGAGGGCTAAATACACGGTATCTTCAACGACCTTAGCCACGTTGATTTGGATTTCGTCGCCTATGCGCAAGCGCTTATTGGGGGTTCTAGTAATGACTAACAAAAGGGGATCCTCTCTGCTCAATTACTCATTTCGACGTCAATATTCCCTATCCGAAGTAAAATTGATGTAGGAATTATCTGATTTTTTGTGTGGAAATATCTTTTTGTCTCCGCTTCTGAATGATGCGGAACATGCAATTATTGAATCCCAGAATGGGAATAAATGCGGTTTGGAGTGAAGATGGACCCTACTGACCTAGGCCCAGGCACAGCCACCTGGCTGGGCGGTAGTGCCACCGTGGTACTGGGCGGCCTGCTATGGCTGCGCCGGTTCCTTTCTAAGGATGCGACTGACCGAGCAATGGACAGCGCCGATATCGGCACACTGAAGCGACTAAACGAGTTGCTGAACCAGGAGCGCGCCGCTCGCAAAGAAGCCGAGGCCCGCGCCGATCAATTCGCGAAGGAGCGGAATGACCTGGCAGCTGCCGTTGGGCGCATGGAAGGTAAGATCGAGGCGCTCACCAGCCAGGTAGCTCAACTCACTGACCGCGTGACGCAGCAGAGCGATGAGATCACCCGCCTTCGCACCAAGCTGGGAGGAATCGCCTAATGGACAGATGCGCATTGGAATTTATCGCACGCCGCTGGTGGCGCCGGGCCGAAGTTTGGAGCATTGCTGTAGTGCTGGTGGGTGGTGGGGCAGTACTGGGTTACCAAGCCGCATACTGGTCGCTCGCTGATAAGCAGAGCAGCCAAGTGACCGACATGCGAAAAGCCTACGACACCGCCATGACTGAGCGCGACAAGCGCCTAGAAGAGCTGAGCCGCCAAACCGGTACCGCCGCCGACCAAGCCACGAAGGCTGCGACGACTGCTGCCAAAGCTGCCGACAAAGCGGACGAAGTCCTAAACCGAGCACCCCAGTGATGGCGTACTGCGGGTGCACTGCCTACTGAGTTAAGCAGATTAGGTTGCTGGACTCCTGAGCAGGCTAGATGCACGCTCAGATCGTCATAAGCAAGAGTAAGTGAGTGCGACATCGCTTTATACGTTTATCGCTTGACGAGGTGCAGCGCGTGCTTCCCTTTTCGAGCAGGACTATGCATTGCTCCATCGAGGACGCTCAGCCGGCGAACTTGCGCTTGAAGAGCAATCATTGCACCTTTGAGGTGCTCAATTTGGTCTATGAAAGATGGATCTTGAGCAAGTGGAGTGCCTTTGATCATTGCGAGGGTACTTGCCAACTGCCTGTAATTATTTGCGGCATGGGCAAGCTCTCGTTCAATTTCTTCTTTATTCACTAGCGCTCCAAATTTTTTATTTGCACCTAAATATAGGTCGGCAATGGCGCTCAGAAAGTTTAGTTGGTGTGACGAGCGGCTAACGGTACGCCGTCCCCCACGCGCCACATTTTTCGAATGCGCCCAAACGTGACGCGAGCTTTGCAACTGAGCAACCTCATCCGGCTGCTTCACAGTACGCCAATGATCCCGGATATCAATACTGCGGTAAGCGCTATCGACAAGGCTATTGCCGATGCCCCTGCAGCGTTGGCTACCAGCGTTCCTAAAGGCTTGATCATTGGATTGCTCCATGGTCACCATGCAGGCCTATGAGATGGTATCTCAAAGGATACCATTGCCCACTAACACGGCCTGATCGATTGTGACTTTGAGGTAGCCAGCGGTGAATCAACACCGATACTGCTCGCTATCGTCTGTTAATAAATGAGATTTGAGCTTCCACTTTCGCCCGGATGGCGCTGGATTTCCCTTGGAAGTGAATGGTTCCCTTTGGATAGATGTTGATTACCATGCCATCAGGAAATACAAACTGTAGGGCTCCGACCGCATTCACCGCAGACTGACTGGCATCAGGGTATGCATTTTCAATATGCTTAACGAGTCTTCGGGGGTCATGGCATGACATCACCATTTGCTGCTCCTTAGCTATGCGAGTCACATATTTGCAGGTATTACCTAATTATTTCAAGCTTGGAAAGGTGTGATTTTGAGTTGGCCGAGACCCCCTCCCTCAGCGCTTCATCTGGCCGATCTGCCAGACTTCCTAATTAGCCTAACACCAGCACCGGAGGTATGGGACTGGCTACAAGCCGAGATACTTGCCGACACCGGTAGCATTCACAACGAAGACCATGCCCATCTACTGGATGCAGACATTCGTGTCATGTGGGCGTCATCGAGCTGTGAGAAACAGGGCCGAACGGTGGTGGGCCAGGCCGAACAGGTAGCGTTCCGCGCGGGTGGCTGGCAGAAAGCCCGGATGGAGCAACAGATGCGTGACTGGTTCGGCGACGTGCCGGCCTTCATCATCACTCTGGCCGCTGACTACTGTGCCCAGTGCACCGACCTTGAGTTCTGCGCCCTGATCGAACACGAGCTATATCACCTGGCCCATGCGACCGATAAGTACGGTCAACCAGCATTCACCCAAGACGGCGCACCGAAGATCAAGCTGCAGGGCCACGACGTGGAAGAGTTCGTCGGTGTCGTCCGCCGCTACGGTGCGAGCGCTGACGTTCAAGCGTTGGTGGATGCTGCAAACAGTCCTGCTGAGGTGGGGACATTGAACATATCGAGGGCCTGCGGAACCTGTCTGCTCAGATCGGCCTGATTCTTGACAGGCTCTAGACGGATGAGAATTTATGGCAGCCCTGAAAAATGAGGTGAAGAGCTTCATCGTTCAGGCGCTGGCGTGCTTTGACACCCCATCCCAGGTGGTGGAAGCCGTCAAGAACGAATACGGAGTTGTGGTGAGCCGCCAGCAGGTGGAGACGCACGACCCAACCAAGTCCGCGGGCAAGGGGCTGGCGGTGAAGTGGGTGACGCTTTTCCACGACACCAGGAAGCGGTTCCGAGAAGAGACCGCAGAGATTCCGATTGCCAACCGCGCGTTCCGGCTTCGTGGCCTGGGGCGAATGGCTGAGAAGGCCGAGAACATGCGCAACCTGGCGCTAACCGCTCAGTTGTACGAGCAGGCCGCCAAAGAGGTGGGCGACGTCTACGTGAACCGCCGCTTTGAACCTGAAAAGCCTTTGGGCTCCCACGCTGACCAGCAGCACGCCGTTGCTGAGTACACCTTGGAGCCTGATGAGAATGTCCCCGCTACCCCGTACCTTTGACCCGCCGGTAAAGCTGACGCCGAAACAGGCAAACATTTACTGCTGGGGATTCCAGCCCCAGGCGCGTTTCCGTGATGCGGTGTGTGGTCGACGGTTCGGCAAGACGTTCCTGGGCAAGGCCGAGATGCGTCGTGCTGCCCGCCTGGCTGCGGAGTGGGGCGTAAGCGTCGAGGACGAGATCTGGTACGGCGCGCCGACCTTCAAGCAGGCCAAGCGGGTGTTCTGGCGTCGGCTGAAGCAGGCTATCCCCGAAGCATGGCGTGCACACCGCCCGAATGAGACTGAATGCTCAATCACACTCAAGTCCGGCCACGTCATGCGCGTGGTGGGACTCGACAACTACGACAACCTGCGTGGCTCCGGTCTGTTCTTCGTCCTGGTGGATGAATGGGCGGACTGCCCGTGGGCCGCGTGGGAAGAGGTACTGAGGCCGATGCTTTCGACCTGCCAGTACACGATTCCGGATGTCGGGGTGCGAAAGGGCGGCCACGCGCTGCGTATTGGCACGCCGAAGGGCTTCAACCACTGTTACGACACGTATCTGGATGGCAAGCCAGGTGGCGAGCCGGATCACAAGAGCTGGCAGTACACGTCATTGCAGGGCGGTAACGTCCCCCCTGAAGAGTTGGAAGCGGCTCGCCGGAAGATGGACCCGCGTACCTTCCGGCAGGAGTACGAAGCTGGCTTCGAGAACTACGCGGGCGTCGTCTACTACACATTCAATCGCGATGAGTGCCGAACCAGCGAGCGAATCAAGCCAGGCGAAGCGCTGCACATCGGTATGGACTTCAACGTCATGAAAATGGCCGCTGTCGTCTATGTCGTGCGTAACGATCTGCCGATGGCCCTGGATGAGTTTCACGGTGTTCGGGACACGCCGGAGATGATCGAGAAGATCCAGGCACGTTTCCCTGGGCACTCGGTGGCGGTCTATCCCGACGCCAGTGGGCAGAACACCAGCAGCAAAAACGCGAGCGAGTCCGACTTGTCGCTGTTGAAGAAAGCAAAATTCACGGTGATCGTCGACTCCACAAACCCAGGCGTGAAAGACCGCGTGAACTCGGTAAACGCGATGTTCCTGAATGCCTACGGCGAGCGACGACTGAAGGTCAACATCGACCAGTGCCCTCAGCTCACCTTGTGCCTGGAGCGACAGACCTACACCGACAAGGGCGAGCCGGACAAAGATCCGAAAAAGGGTCACGACCATATGAACGACGCCGCCGGCTACTTCATCGCCAAGCGCTATCCGATCAAAGCGATCGTCACTTCCATCAAAATGGGATATGCCCGATGAGCAACGACGTCTCCTTCAAGCGGGCGGAATACACGGCAGTGCTGGACCACTGGGCAACCGTTCGCGACGTCTGCGCGGGCCAGCACCGGGTAGTCGATCGGCTGCCGTACATCAACTCGCACGACAAGTCGCCGGAGAACGAAGATCGGAACCGGGCTTACCGCGAGCGGGCGGTGTTCAAGAACGCCACCGGGCACACCCGAAACGGGCTGCTGGGTTTGGCTTTCCACAAAGATCCGACACTGACGGTGCCGAAGAAGCTGGAGTACCTGCAGGACAACGCCAACGGCTCCGGGGTGAGCATCTACCAGCATTCACAGGGCACGCTTGAGAAGGTGCTTGAGGCTGGTCGGCACGGTCTGTACGTCGACTATCACCAGGATGACGGCATCGGCGGACACTCGGTGATCCTGTCCTATTGCGCCGAAGACATCATCAACTGGCGCACGGGCATGGTAAACGGTCACAGCGTGCTGACGCTGGTGGTCCTGCGCGAGTCGCCGGAGATTCCTGACGGCTTCGGCTACAAGACGGCTGAGCAGTACCGGGAGCTGGCGCTTGAGGATGATGGCTTTGTTTGCCGCGTCTGGCGCCGGTCCGGTCCGAAAGGTGGCGGGCCACTGGCAGTCATTGACGAGTTCAAGCCCGAAGGCGTAACCGGTCGTCTCAAGGAGATCCCGTTCACTTTCATCGGCGCGCAGAACAACGACCCAAGCATCGACGAGTCGCCGCTGTACGACATCGCCATTATCAACCTGGGCCATTACCGGAACAGTGCCGATTACGAAGACAGCGTCTTCTGGTGTGGTCAGGCTCAGCCGTGGATCAGCGGCCTTGATGAGCAGTGGCGCGACTGGATGGAGAAGAACGGCGTCTATGTCGGCTCCAGGGCGCCGATGATGCTGCCGGCGGGTGGTGCATTCGGCTATGCACAACCGGCGCCGAACACGCTGGTCAAGGAGGCAATGGCCGATAAGAACCAGATGATGATCGAACTCGGCGCACGGATGGTGGTGGCTTCACTTGCCACCAAGACAGCTACCGAGTCGCGCGGCGATCAGTCGGCATCCACATCGGTGCTCGCTGGCTGTGTGGCAAACGTCAGCGAGGCATACACGCGAGCCATCATGTGGTGCTGCGCTTACATGGGGATTGCCGACAAAAAGGTTGCCTACCAGGTCAATCAAGAGTTCGTAGAGCTAACGGCTGATCCGCAGATGATCACGGCCTTGGTTGGCTTGTGGCAGCAAGGCGGCTTCGCTAAGGCAGACCTTCGGGCCTACCTGCGCAAGCTGGGCCTGATTGCGCCAGAGCGTACAGACCTGCAGATCGACGGCGAATTGCAGGAGCAGGGCGACGGTCTAGGCCTGGACGATGAGGACAAACCAAATGGCGGCAAACCAAGCAATCCTTGACGCCACGATCCGGCACGCAGTCTTCCTCGAAAAGCTCAAGGCGGGGGAGGTGGGCAAGTTTGCACCCTTCCTCAAGGAGATTGACCGATCTATACGGGATCGGCTGATCCAGTCGGACCTGACTGAGTACAACGTCAAGCGCCTGGAAGCGCTGCTGAAAGAGGTGGATAGCCTGCTGCTGGGCATCTTCGACCGCTACAGCGCGCAACTGAACCTCGACCTAGTGGACATCGCCAACTACGAGGCCGAATTTGAGGCAACCAGTCTTGCCAGATCGGCGCCGGTTGGCGTTTCGCTGGATGTGGTCGCGCCGACGGCCGCTGCCATCCGCACCGCTGTGCTGACAAACCCGCTCAGCGTGCGCGGTACTGGCGGCGGGAAGCTGCTTAAGGCCTTCATCAAGGGCTGGACTAGCGCCGAGCGTGAGCGTGTCACCGGCACTATCCGGCAGGGCTTTTTCGAAGGCCAGACTAACTTTCAGATCATCACGAACATTCGCGGCACCAAGGCAGCCGGCTACAAGGACGGAATTCTCGCTACCACCAACCGCAATGCCAGCACGGTCGTACACACCGCTATTCAGCACGTGTCGTCCCAAGCGCGCATGGAGGTGGCGAAGGCCAACACGAATATCGTTGAAGAGATCCAGATGGTGGCTACCCTGGACAGCAAGACCAGCCAGCAATGCCGCTCGATGGACAAGCGCAAGTTTCCGGTGGATTCCGGGCCAAGGCCGCCGTTCCACCCGAACTGCCGAACCACGTTCATATTGCTGACCAAGCTCAGCGCAATGTTCGCCAAAGGCGCTACGCGGGCTTCTGTTGGCGCCAATGGCGGGCAACAGGTCAATGCTGACCTCGATTACTACCATTGGCTACAGCAGCAGCCGGCATCGTTCCAGGATGAGGCTATCGGCCCTATGCGAGCCAAGCTGTTTCGCAAAGGCGGTCTGAGTATCGAACGATTCACAGAGCTGCAGCTCGATCGCAACTTTGCGCCGCTGACTCTTTCTCAGATGAAAAAACTAGAACCGCTAGCGTTCGTCCGCGCGCAATTGCTACCCTGACTGAAACCGCTAGTCAAGGATGGCCCTTATGCTTAATAACGTACGCAACACCGACCTCCGAAAGATCGAGGAATTGTTTTTGCTCGGTGTTGACCACAAAAAATGTGTGCTTTCGGTTAAAGCCGCAAAAGCTCAAATAAAAAACCTAACGGCGAGACTTGTGGCTGACGGAACTCTCCCGGACGACTCCTTGGTCACTCATTTCGATAACATGGGTTCTGATGAGGCAATCGAAAAATTAGCTCGAATTAAATCTGCGCGTAGCGTCATTAATGCAGCGGATCATACAGGCATGCGTTTGGCCGGAAGCGGCGAAGTTTTAGAAATTTATTTAATTTAATCGATAAAACTTATTACAGATAAAGCCCAGCCAAGTGCTGGGTTTTTTTACGCCTGAAATTCGGGCAATACATACTCAAGGGGTGCATTAAAGTGGCAGAAGAAAACGAAGTCGACCTGGAAAACCCGGCAATCAAGGCCGCTATCGCGACTGCCGTTGAAGCATCCGTCTCCGGTTTGAAAACCAAGAACTCGGAACTGCTGGGCAAGCTGAAGGAAACCTCGGGCAAGCTGACTCAGTTCGAAACCCAGTTTGAGGGTATCGACATCGACGCCGTCAAAGGCATGCTCAGTCGTGCCGGCCAGGACGAAGAAACCAAGCTCTTGACCGAGGGCAAGGTGGACGAGGTCTTCAATCGACGCACCGAGCGCCTGCGTGGTGACTACGACAAGCAGTTGAAGACCATCAGCGAGCGCGCCGAGAAGGCCGAATCCTTTGCTGCCAAGTTCCAGGGCAAGGTTCTGGGTGACTCGGTACGCGGTGCGGCACTGAAGGCCGGCGCTCTGCCGGAAGCAACCGACGACATCATCCTCCGCGCCAAAGGCGTGTTCACGCTTAACGAAGATGGCGATGCAGTCGCCGTTGATGAATCCGGACAGGTCATCCTCGGTAAAGACGGTAAGACCCCTCTGACTCCGCTCGAATGGGCGGAATCTCTGCGCGAAAGCGCACCTCATCTGTGGCCAAGGGCTTCAGGGACATTTGCCCCGGGCGGGGGTGGCGGCAAGGCTGCATTCAAGCGCTCCGAAATGACCTCCGAGCAGAAGCGCGACTTTCAGCGCAAGCACGGCCAAACCGCATATCTCGCATTGCCCAAGTAAGGGGATTGACCCATGGCTACAACCGTTAACAGCGACCTGATCATCTACAACGATGAGGCGCAAACCGCATACCTGGAGCGTGTCCAGGACAACCTGGACGTGTTCAACGCATCGTCCAACGGCGCGATGGTGCTGGACAACGAGCTGATCGAAGGCGACTTCCGCAAGCGCGCGCTCTACAAGCTGAACGGCTCTCTGGAGCATCGTGACGTCAACTCCGACGGCAAGGTAACTGCCAAGAAGATCAGCGCCGGCGAGGCTGTCGGCGTCAAAGCTCCCTGGAAGTACGGCCCCTACCAAACCACCGAAGAGGCATTCAAGCGCCGCGGTCGTCCGGTCGAGGAGTTCTCCCAGATCGTCGGCGCCGACGTCGCTGATGCGACCCTGGAAGGCTTCATCCAGTACGCTACTGCTGGCCTGCGTGCCGCCATCGGTTCCAACGCTGACATGGTGGTTTCGGCCAACATCGAAACCGATGGCAAGAAGACGCTGACTCGCGGTATGCGCAAGTTCGGCGACAAGTTCGGCCGTATTGCTCTGTGGGTCATGCACTCCAGCGCCTACTTCGACATCGTCGACGAAGCCATCACCAACAAGATCTACGAAGAAGCTGGCGTTGTGATCTACGGCGGCCTGCCGGGCACTCTGGGCAAGCCGGTACTGGTAACCGATACCGCGCCGTCGGACGTGATTTTCGGCCTGCTGCCAAACGCCGTGACCATTACCGAGTCGCAGGCGCCGGGCTTCCGTTCCTACGAAGTGAACGACGAAGAAAACCTGAGCATCGGCTACCGGGCTGAAGGCACAGTGAACATCGATGTGCTGGGTTACAGCTGGAAAGCCACCACTGGCGGCTCCAATCCGACCCTGGCTGCCGTTGGCTCCGCTGCCAACTGGGTCAAACATGCGGGCAGCAACAAGGTTACTGCCGGCGTGATGATCACACTGACCCCAACGCCTCCTGTTACTGGCGGTTAAGCCTCAAACTCAACGCGCGGTTAGCACTGGCCGCCTTGGAGAAACACATGGAACTGACTTACAGCAACCAGCTGAGCGGCTTCGACCCGGAGAAGCGTTACCGCAATCCGGAACACTTCGATAAGCCCGAAGCGGATGTGACCAGCGTGCTGGTGATTGGCGATTGGCCGAGCGTGGTCAATGCGTACGAAGCAGCCGGCATCGATGTGTCGGTGAAGGAAGCCAAGCGGGCGCAGATTGTTGGTGCGGGCAGCCAAGCCGAGCTGGAAAAGGTGATCGCGGCTTTGCGTGCTGAGCATGGATCGATCCAGATCCTTGTTGACGGTCTGGAAGCTGGCGAGATTCACCGTCCAGAGTCCGGCGAACTGGCGTTGCGCTTGTTTGACGTGCTGGGCAACATCCATGCTTCGGTAGGTGAGTTGACCACTGAACGTGACGGTCTGGCCTTGACTGTCGACGCACTTCGCGGAGAGGTTGAAGCGCTGAAGAAGTCTGCCCTCACGCCGCCGGCTGATGAGACCGGTGAAGTCGCGGCGCTGAAAGCAAAGCTCGACGAAGCCAAGATTCAGTATCGGGCCAACGCCTCCAAAGAATCCCTGGAAAAGCTCGTCGCTGAGTTGCCCAAGGAGTAATACTGCTGGCTGTCGGTCACCCGGCGGCCAATTTACAAACCATTCCAGCGAGTTGACGCATGACACTCATGATCGAGACCGGACAAGGGCTTCCTGACGCCGAAAGCTACGCGAGTGCTGCGGACCTGGTCATGTACGCCGGTAAGTTCGGTGTGGTCATCCCTGCCGACGCTCCTGCGCAGGAAGCGCTGCTGCGTCGGGCCGCCTTGGCGATGGATGGCATGACCTGGAAGGGCCGCAAGACGAACAGCGAGCAGGCCCTATCCTGGCCGCGCCGGGAAGTACTGCTGGATCACGAGATCAAGCCGAACAACTACCTGCCGGCGCGGATCCAGTACGGGCAGATGGCCTTGGCCGCCGAAATCCATCAGGACGATATCGACCCGGTGGAAAAACGCAAAGGCGCGGTGCTGCTGGATCGTGTTGAGGGGGCTGTGACGCGGCAATACGCGGCGATCCCATCCACCAGTAACCGGCTGCTGCCAGCAGCGCCTGATCGGCCGAGTGCAACCCAGTTTGCCGACTACCTACAAAAGCGCGGGCTGTTCGCTATACGTGCATGATGTTAGCGTTAGGGCTCATTAATGGAGCTCTGAAATGGCTGACCAGAAAAGCGTTACAGAAAAAGAAATTGAGGCCTGGGACTTGTATGCAGCGGCAGCTATTACCGCTATTGCTTCAAGAGGTCCGGCTGACAACGATGAGCTTGCCGATGAGGCGGTGCACTACGCAAATGCAATGTTGATTCGCCGCCGCGTGAAGCTAGACCAACTCTGGGAAGAGAACTGATTCCATCCTTAGCCCAGCCATAGTGCTGGGCTTTTCACATCTGGAGCCACCATGGCCTTTTACGACGAAATGGCCGTGATGGCTCTGGATATGATCACAGAGTTCGGCCAGCCTGTGACCATCAGCAAGACGGAGCCTGCTGAGTACGACCCGGAGACGGCCGGCGAAGCGCCAGGCGTAACCATCGAGCAAGCCGCCCAAGGCATCCTGCTCGATTTCACCGGCCAAGAGTTCCAAAACAACAGCCTCATCCGGCAGGGCGACAAGAAGCTCAAGATCGCCGCGCAAGGATTGGCCTGGGTGCCGGGTTTGCTCGACAAGGTCGTCGCTCAGGGCCGCACTTGGGCAATCGTCCCGCCGCTGAAAGAGGTAAACCCCGCCGGAACGCCGATCTTGTATGAGCTGCAGGTGCGTTCGTGAGCCGGGCAGGTGCCGAGCAGTCCGGCAGTTTCGCACTGAGCCTGGCCGAGTTCGCCGCCCAGACCAGTGAAGCAATCGACGCGAGCCTGCGCGAGATCATCATCGAGATTGGTAGCAGCATCATTCGTATGTCGCCGGTGGGCAACCCTGAAATATGGGCCGCCAACGTTGCTCATCGCGAGGCCAACTCCCGCGCTGCCGATGACTACGACTTCAAAGTCGCCGTCCGCAACACGCTCATTAACCTGAACGAATCGAACTTCACGAAGGCGGGTAACCTCAAGCGCGGCGTGAAATACGCCAAGCCGCTGACAAAGACTGAGCGCGACCAGAATTTCAACGTGAATGGCCTGGTCGCCGGTAAGGACTATGTCGGCGGCCGCTTCCGGGCGAACTGGAATTTCTCTATTGGCTCTGTCGACAACAGCTTCCGCATTCACCCGGACCCGACAGGGGCCGAGGCGACTGCGCGGCTTGTGGCGGGCGCCATTGAGTTTAAGGCCGGCGAGACGGCTTTCATCGTAAACAACTTGCCCTACGCGATTCCGCTGGAGTTCGGCCATTCCACCCAGGCCCCCGGCGGCATGGTCCGGGTAACCGTGGCTCGCTTTCAGCAGATAGTGCTGGAGGCCATCAGGAACAACCAGGTATGAAGTTCGAAGACGTGCTGGTTCGCCCGGTGATGCGCTACAAGCTTTGCGATTGCGGCGGAAGGCTGGTGCAAGTCGAAAACGCCCCGGTAATGCTGTCGCTTCCTGCGCAGTACCTGCACCAGTGTGCCCTCTGCGGTCGAGAGCAAAGCTTGCGTGGCGTATCGCCTTCGCTTGTCTACGAGGTGACCTGATGTCACACGCAATCATCGCCTCAATCTACGAGGCCAAGCTGATCGCCTGGAACGCTGCCAGGTCGGAGAAGCTGAAAATCGTTTTCGAGAACACGGCCTACACGCCGGCAGCAGGCGAGACCTACCTGCGAGCCTTCACTATCCCGGGCGACACCGCGAGCAACACGCTCGGCGGTGATCACCGGCTGTTCACCGGTGTGTTTCAGGCCAGCATCATCGCACCGGCGGGCACGGGTAAGAACAAGACGAACCCTATAGCGGCTGAACTGACCGACCTGTTCCCTCTCTACGCACGGGACACGAAGGGCTCGGTCACCGTGGTGACCATGTCGCCAGTCGATCCAGGCCCCGGCATCACCGGCGATTCCACCTACACCGTCCCGGTTTCGTTCTTATACCGAGCCGACACCTACTGATCCCGCCCATTGGGCAAACCCACAAACCCGCCATTGAGCGGGTTTTTTCATATCTGCAAAGAGGAAATACCCATGGGCTACAAACTCCCGAACGGCGGCACCTTCCAGCACGCCGCAACCTACGGCGCGGCACTGGCGTTCGCTGCCATCAGCAATGCGAGCGAGGCGGTGGCTACTGTAGTCGGCGGCACCATTGCCGCCGGCGATATCGTTCTGCTCACGTCCGGCTGGAGCAAGCTGGATAGCAAGGTTGTACGCGTGAAGGCGGCCACCGCGACGGCTATCACCCTGGAAGGTATCGACACCACGGATACTCAGGTTTTCCCGGCCGCTGGCGGAGCAGGCACTATGCGCAAGGTGCTGACCTGGGTGCAGATCCCGCAGATTTCCGACGTTGCTTTCTCCGGCGGCGAGCAGAACTACCTCGACGTGGTTTTCCTTGAGGATGACCAGGGCAAACAAATCCCCACCGACAAATCGGCGGCAAGCATGGTGCTGACCATCGCTGACGACCCGGCCCAGGCCTTCAACGGCGTTCTGCTGAAAGCTGACGCCGGCAAGCAGATTGAAGCAGCGCGCCTCAACCTGCCCGGCAATGACACCCTGCTGTACGGCACCTACACGTCGTTCTCCAAGCAGCCGGCAGTCTCCCGCAACAATCTGTTGACGCGCACCGTCAACTTGGCGCTGCAGGCCGAGCCGACCCGTTACCTGACTGCGGTGGCGTAACCCATGGCAAAGATCAGAATCGCCCAAAACCCGACGTTCAAGGCCTTCGTGTCGATCCCTATCGTTGGAGGTGAGCCCGAGAAAATCGAATTCACCTTTAAGTATCGGGATCGCCCGGGGCTTGCCGCGCTGTTTGATGAGTGGAACCTGAAGCGCGATGAAGCTCGGACCTCCCTGGGTGAAAGCCCAACGCTTTCCGAAATCGTTGCCGCTGACACCGAGCAGCAGTCGCAGCAGATCAAGGACTTGGTGGTCGGCTGGGGCTTCGATGACAAGTTCGACGACAAGAGCATTCGTGCGTTGGTGACGTCCTGCCAGGGCGCCGCTGAGGCGGTCGTGAATGCCTATCAGAGCGCGTTCAATCAGGCCCGCTTGGGAAACTGACGGACGCCGCTCGCGCACTCTACGGGCCGGCGGCACCGGCTGAACTGATGGGATTGTTCGGGCTTGCCCCGGGAGACCTCGAAGAGGTAACCGAGGTCTGGCCCTGCAACTGGCCGGCGTTCTACCTGTTCAACAGGATGTCGACTCAGTGGCGGGCGGGCGCCGGCGGCGCGATCGGCCTCGATTACAACTGCATCCGCGACGTGGCCGGGTTCCTCGGACTCAAGAAAAAGAAACTCGCTGAAATCTTCCCTGACCTTCAGGTGCTGGAAGGCGAAGCCCTGCGCGTCATGGCGGAGGAAAGGGAAAACAGCCCGTGAGCACGGGCACTTATTCAAGGTGAGTCGATGAACATTGCAGAACTCGGCGTCAAGATCGACTCGGCCGATGCAATCCAGGCGAAAACCAGCCTGGATGAGATGGCGAAGGCCGGCGGCCGGGCCGAGCAATCCGCCGTCAGCCTGATGAATGAAATGCAGGCGCTGGAGAAATCACTTTCCACCAGCGCCAAGACTACGCAGGACCTGGCAAAGCAGCGTGATGCGCTCACCAAGCTGACCAAGACCGGCGCCTATGGCGAGGCCGAGGCGGCGAAGATCTCGGCGCAGCTCGATAAGCAGCAAATCGCCTTGGCCAAGTCAGCGATGGACGAGCAGAAGGCCCTGAACAGCCTGCTGTGTGCCATCGACCCGGCCCGGGCCGCATTGGCAAAGCTGGATACCCAGGTTGAGCAGCTGGGTAAGCACCTGGATGCGGGTCGTATCAACCAAGAGCAATACAACCAGGCCCTGAAGAAGATCGATGGCAAGTATGCCGAGATCGACAAGACGAGTTCGGCGTTTGCCGGCCTCGGACTGAACACCAAGGCCGCCAGGCAGAACGTGGTTCAGCTGGGAAACGCTCTGGCTGAAGGCAACATCCGCGTTGCAGCGCACAACGTTCTGGAGCTGGGGACCAATGCCGGCGCTTCGGCCGTTCGGATCGCAGCCATGGCCGCGCCTATTGGGCTTGCTGTAGCAGCTGTCGGCGCACTCGCTTATGGATTTGTTCAGGGCAGAGCCGAAACCAACAAATACAACAATTCGCTGATCCTTACCGGCAACTATGCAGGCGTCAGTGCCGGACAGCTCGGCGATATGGCGCGCCAGGTCAGCGCTACTGTTGGCTCTACGGGGCAAGCAGCCTCTGTCCTGGCCCTGCTGGCTGACAACGGGAAGATCGCAGGTGCGAGCTTTACCGAGATCACTCAGGCCGCCGTGTCGATGCAGGAAGCGACCGGCAAGGCCGTGAGCGAGACGGTTGCCGAGTTTTCCAAGCTGGCTGACGATCCGGTCAAGGCGTCCGCCGCGCTAAACGAGCAGTACCACTACCTGACTGCCTCGGTTTACTCGCAAATCGAGGCCCTTGAGAAGCAAGGCGATCATGCCGGTGCCGTAAAGCTCGCGACCGATGCCTACGCTGATGCGATCAATGAGCGCACTCCGAAGATTCTGGCAAACCTCAGTCTTTGGGAAAAGGCCTACAACGCCGTGGCGCGCGCCGCCGACGGGATCAAGAATATTGGCCGTCGCGACATCAACGCGGATATTGAAGGTGCGAAGGCGGACCTGCTTGATGCGCAAAACATGGACGGTTTGTTCCAAAACAAAAAGTCCAAAGACGCGCTGATTGAGTTTCGGCAAGATCGCCTAAACATGCTGGAAGATGAGAAGGCGGCCCAAGCCGATATCGCGAAGTGGGAGGGTGACCAAGCCAAGGCCCAAGGCGAAGCCGTATCGTCGATGGCTAAAATCGATGCTTTGACTAAATCATCATGGACGAATGAGCAGAAGCGCGCCGATGCGCTCAAGGACTACAAAAAACAACTCGACGATATCCGCAAGGTAGCGCCGAACGATCCTCGCCTGGCTCAGGCAACGGTCGACAAAAACATCGCCAATATCAACGACAAGTTCAAAGACCCGAAGGCCGCCGGTTCCCAGGTCGACTTAACCAGTTTCAACAACGCCAAGAACGACCTGGCAGCGATCACCGACACTTACAAAAATTACCAGAAGGAACTGGATGCGGCTCAAAAGGCTGGCTTGCTGTCCGAAGAAGACTATCTGCTGCGGCGCCGGGCGCTGATCGGCAATCAGCTCGACCAGACCAAGGCGGCATATGAGGCCGAGATTGCTGCATTGGAGGTCGCCAAAGGCAAGAAAACTACTTCGTCCGCGCAGAGCATCCAGCTCGACCAGAAGATCGCTGACGCGCGAGCGGGAATGGTCAAGGCGCAGAAAGACGCTGATAGCCAGCTTGAAGTGTTGGCGACCAACGAGACCGGGCGCCTGGCGAAGCAAGAGCGCGCGATCAGCACCTACGTTCAGGCACTAGGGCAGCAACAACGAGCCTTGGAGCTTGCCGGGCAGCGCGCCGTGATTGGCGTAGGCCAGGGTGACCGCCAGAACGCACTCAGCGGAGAGCTGAACAGCCAGCAAGACCGGTTTGCTCAGCAGTCGCTGGAGCTGGCCAACCAGAAGTCCGACCCATCGCGGAATATGTCGGAGGAGGAGTTCAAACGTAAGTCGCAGGCGCTCGCAGACGCGAACAAGGCCGCCACTGACCAGATCCGTCAGAACTACGCGGATGTGGAGAACGCCCAAGGCGATTGGACTAAAGGCGCGACAGCTGCTTGGGACAACTACTTGGATTCGGCTCGCAACGTCGCCGGGCAGACAAAAAGCCTGTTCGGCAATGCCTTTAGCTCCATGGAAGATGCCGTGGTCAACTTCGCCACGACTGGGAAGCTTTCCTTTGCGGACTTCACGAAATCGATTTTGGCGGATATGGCGCGTATCGCGACCCGTCAGGCGAGTTCAGCGTTGCTTGGCAGTTTGGTTGGCGCAGCGGCGAGCTACTTCGGTGGAAGCGCCGGCGGCGGCAATGGGCTGGCCGCTGGGTCTGCCGGTGCTGCATCGTCAAATCTTGGCGCATCAGCGGGCGGCTACTCGGGCTCGTACTTCCCTCAAGCATTGGGCGGCGCCTGGTCGGGCGGTGTGCAGATGTTCGCCGACGGCGGCGCCTTCACCAACTCAATCGTCAGCAAGCCAACCGCGTTCGGCATGGCCAACGGCAAAACCGGGGTCATGGGTGAGGCTGGGGCGGAGGCGATCATGCCTTTGACTCGCACGTCCAGCGGCAAGCTGGGTGTTATGGCCATGGGCGGCGGCGGGGCGGGTGCAACGCAGATCAACGTTGAGGTGCATATCGACGGAGACGGCAACGCATCATCCTCCGCCGACGCGCCTGGCTACGACCTCTTCGGCAAGGAGCTGGCGGCTTTTGTGGAGCAGAAGTACCAGCAGATGCGCAACAAGGACATGGGCCAGGGCGGCGTCATCAACAAAGCAATCAAGGGGCGCTGATGGCAATCGAACGATTTACATGGGCAACGGAGAAGGGCGCGGAAGGGGAGATTACCCAGCGCGTCCGGACCAAAAAGTTCGGCGATGGCTATGAGCAGTCGGTCGAGGACGGACTGAACAATCAGTCGGAATCCTGGCCGGTGACGTTTACCGGTATGGCCGCGCGAATCCTGGAGATCAGGAAGTTCCTCGACAAGCACAAAGGGGCAAAGGCGTTTCTCTGGACGCCACCACTCGGCGTGCTTGGGCTCTACAAGTGCAACGGCTACAAGCCTGTTCACCGTGGCGGCCAGGTCTACGCCATCACCGCCACCTTCCAGCAAACCTTTCACCCCTGAGATAACGGCCCATGGCACTGATCACGGACATCCAGAAACTGGAGCCCGGCGGCGAAATTCGCCTATTCGAAATTGACGGGACCGAGTACGGCGCCGATTACCTACGCTTCCACGGGCATGCCATCCCGCACACACCGGACGAACTATTGGCATACGGGGGATCGGAAGCTGATCTGCCGGCAAAGTCGATTTGGTGGCAGGGTGCCGAGTACGCGGCCTGGCCGGTGCAGATAGAAGGCATTGGCTCAAGTAGCGACGGCACGGCCACCCGGCCGACATTCGCCGCTGGCAACGTCAACGGTCGCGTGACGGCGCTGTGCCTGGCCTTCGAGGACATGCTGAAATTCAAGTTGACGGTCCGCGAGACCCTGGCCAAGTACCTGGACGCAGCCAACTTCCCCGAAGGCAACCCTACTGCTGACCCGACACAGGAAGCGCTGGAGATCTGGTACATCGACCAGAAAACCAGCGAGGACGGAGAGGCTGTAGTCTGGGAGCTTTCGTCCCCGGGCGAGATCGATAACCACGGACTGCCCGGCAGACAAATGACGACGTTCTGCCACTGGGCCATGACCAATGGTTACCGTGGGCCTGACTGCGGCTACACCGGCGCGGCCATGTTCGACGACGAGGACAACCCCACGGATGATCCGGCCAAGGATCAGTGCAAGGGCTGCCTGTCGTCCTGCAAGTTGCGATTCGGCGAGAACAATGAACTGTCATTCGGCGGATTCCCCGCTGTATCCCTCATTGCCCGGAGCTGACCATGCGCAAGCACATCATCGCGGCCATTCAGGCGCACGCAGCGGCGCAATACCCGAAAGAGTGCTGCGGCCTATTGCTGGCCGTCGGCCGGGCGCAAAAGTACTTCCCGTGCCGGAACATCGCCACGGAGCCGAACGAAGAGTTTCGGCTGGATCCCGAGGACTACGCCGCGGCGGAAGACAAGGGCGAGGTTATCGGCATTGTCCACTCGCACCCGGACGCCACCAGCCGGCCGTCACCGCACGATCTGGCCATGTGCGAGGCCACCGCCTTGCCCTGGCACATTTTGTCCTGGCCCGAGGGCGACATGCGCACGACTACGCCAACGGGCAGCACGCCACTGCTCAAGCGCCCGTTCGTACACGGTGCATGGGACTGCTGGCAAGTCTGCGCAGATTGGTATAAGCGCGAATGGGGGATTGAGTTCGAGGCCTTCCAGCGCACTGATGGTTGGTGGGAGAGTGCGAACAACTCCAGCCTGTACGAGCAGCATTACGAGGCGGCCGGCTTTGTTCTCGTTGACCGGCCGCAGCGCGGGGATCTGATTGTCATGCATGTCGGCCGGACGTTTCACCCGAACCACGCCGGGATTTACCTGGGGACTGATCCGGTGCTGCCCGGTGAGGAGTCAGGCACCTATGGTCCCGGGCCTTTTCTCCTGCATCACCTTTATGGCCGACCGTCCGAAATGATTGTTTTTGGTGGCCCATGGCATAACAGAACACGCCTGATCCTCAGGCACAGGTTAGCTCAAGGCCAGCAAGAGCTCCATTAGCAACTGTGAGATCGACGTCTGCAGCTTCTGAGTGCCATGAGATCATGATGAACTACGCTATGAATAAAGAAACCGCCTTTCCTTCGGATGTCCTCAACTTGTGCCCTGACATGCCGATAAGATTGGTATGACTCAAGAGGCAATCTTATATGTTCAATACTACTCTTAAGAAACAGCTTCAATCTCAGGCTGAGGAGCTGATGCAGCTGCGGCAGCTGCGCGACGGGTTGGACCGTGAAATGCTAACGCTGAGCATCGATCCGACGTTTAAAATTACGGCATGCAACCAAAATTTCGGAAATGCGCTGGGATACGCCCCCGATCGGCTTTTAGGTCGTGCTATGGCCGAGATTGTTCCTCAGTACGTCTCAAAGTTGGCGTGTTTTCATGACTTTAGAGCTGCAGTTGCTGCTGGCAGGTCTATCACCGACGATTACAGGTACCTGCACGCTGATGGTTCATTGGTATGGATTCATGCACATTGGCAGCCGATCATGAATGTAGGCGGAGACTTGAGTCATGTCACTTGCTATGCGACGGACATTACGCAACGAGTTGAAAAAGCTTCGGAAAATGCGTCCTTCATTGAGGCTTTATTGCGCTCAACGGCGGTGATCGAGTTCGATCTCTCTGGACATGTACTGACGGCAAATGATCAATTTTTACAAGCTATGGGTTACAGCATAGCGCAAGCAAAAGGGAGCCATCACCGCGTTTTCTGTAAACCCGAGCAAGTTTCATCCCAAGAATACAAGGATTTCTGGGCGGTGTTGAATAAAGGTGAGTTTGTAGCCGGCCGATTCGAGCGCTTAGACAGCCGCGGCCAAACGGTGTGGCTGGAAGCAACCTACAACCCGGTTTACGACACCGAAGGTAAACTTTGTAAGGTGGTAAAGTTTGCGACTGTGGTGACGGATCAGGTGGCCCGTGAGCAGGAAGTCAGCGGGGCAGCCCAGACAGCATTTGAGATATCTCAGCAAACTGATGTCAGCGCACAGCGAGGAGCTGTCGTGGTAAACGACACTATGCACACAATGCGTAAAATCGCCGTTGACATGCAGGCAGCCTCTGGGGGAGTAGAAGCGCTGGGCAAGCAGTCATTGTTAATCAGCTCGATTATTCAGACGATTAGCAGCATCGCTCAGCAAACCAATCTTCTGGCTTTAAACGCTGCGATTGAAGCTGCTCGTGCAGGTGAGCAGGGTCGAGGCTTTGCGGTTGTGGCTGACGAGGTTCGACAATTGGCTGGGCGGACCAGCACGGCGACAGAAGAAATCGCATCGGTAGTTTTACAGAATCAGAAGCTCGTAGATGAGACCGTCACTGAAATGGCAAATAGCAAATCACAAGCCGAACAGGGCCTTGAGCTCGCCACCCAGGCGGGTCAGGTCATTGTCGAAATTCAGGATGGTGCAAAGCGAGTGGTCGACGCGGTGGGCAGGTTTGCGACCCAGGTTGCTTAGCGAACGAGCAGTACGGTTAGGCTGCCATTTGGGTGTCTCGGAGAGCAGCTTTAAAACGGCCAAAAATCGCGGCTTCTGAGACAAAGCGACATTTGTTTGTTAGTGATTTGATCTCCAATATGAGACTGACGGTATTTAAACTAGCACCTACTGAGTACATCAAATTCAAGGCTCGCTTCGGCGGGCCTTTTCATCACCTGGAGAAAAGCATATGGCGGCACTTTCCGTGAATTATCAGCCTATGACCACAATCCTGCTCTACGGACAGCTTCGTCAATTTGGTAAGTCCTTTCGGATGGCCGTAAGGACGCCGGCAGAAGCAGTTAAGGCTCTGTGCGTGCAGATTCCAGGGTTCGAGCGATTCCTTTCCAGCGCCAAGTCCCATGGGGTTGAGTTCGCCGTATTTCGCGGCAAGACAAACCTAGCGGAGAAGGAGCTTGAATTCTCGGGCGAGGGTGATATTCGCATTGCCCCGGTGATAACCGGCAGTAAGCGCGGCGGCGCACTGCAAACCATTGTCGGGGCAGTGCTGATCGTTGTCGGCCTCGTCATCACCGGCGGCACATTCGGCGCGGGGGCACCATTCGGTTCCGCGCTGATCATGATGGGCGGCTCGATGGTGCTGGGCGGCGTAATCCAAATGCTCAGTCCCCAGGCCGGCGGCCTCAAGACCAGCGCCGCGCCCGAGAACACTCCCGGCTACGCCTTCGGCAGCGCCAAGAACACCACGGCATCCGGTAACCCAGTACCACTCTGCATCGGCGAGCGCCGCTGGGGTGGGGCAATCATTAGTGCCGCCATCTACGCCGAAGACCAGATGTAACGACGACCCCCAACACAGCAGCCGGCCGCGAGCCGGTTTTTTATTGCCTGGAGAAAAGCATGGGCGCAGCACGCAAATTTGATATCCACGGCGCCAAGGGCGGCGAAGAGAAAGCAAAAACGCCAACGGAAGCCCCGGACAGCCTGCGTTCTGTCGCCCTCGCCAAGATGCTGATCGCCGTGGGCGAGGGTGAGTTCGAAGGTACGCCAACCGCCAAGGATATCTATCTCGATAACACCCCACTGCAAGACCCTCAGGGGAACATGAACTTCCCGAACGTCAAGTGGGAATGGCGTACTGGCGCGGTCGACCAGACCTATATCCAGGGCATTCCGTCCGTTGAGAACGAGACCACCATCAGCACGGAGCTGCGTAGCGGCACGCCGTGGGTTAGGGCGATCAGCAATACTCAGCTTTCCGCTGTGCGCGTTCGATTTGCATGGCCAGCACTGCAATCCGTCGATGCGGACAACAACATCAACGGCTACCGAATTGAGTACAAGGTCGAGTTGGCCACCGATGGCGGCGCTTACAAGCAGGTGCTGAGTGAGGCTGTCGACGGTAAGACCACCACCACCTATGAGCGTACTCGTCGCGTTGATTTGCCCAAGGCAGCTACCGGTTGGCTGATGCGCATCACCCGTCTGACTATCAACCAGAACAACAACAAAATCTCGGACACGATGCAGATCGCCGGCTTCACTGAGGTGATCGACGCGAAAATTCGCTACCCGAATACCGCGCTTCTCTACATCGAGTTCTCGGCAGAGCAGTTCCGCAGCATCCCGGCGGTGACCGTGGGCTGCAAGGCTCGAAAATGGTCAGTACCGAGCAACTATGACCCGGCATCGCGCACATACGGCGGCGTGTGGGACGGTACCTTCAAGGAGGCCTACACCAACAATCCGACTTGGGCGACATTCGGCATCACCACGAACGACCGCTTCGGCTTGGGTCGCCGCATCAAGCCTTGGATGGTCGACAAGTGGGAGCTTTACCGGATCTCGCAGTACTGCGATCAGTTGGTGCCGGACGGGAAGGGTGGCCAAGAGCCGCGCTTTATCTGCAACTTGAACCTGCAGAGCAAGGCTGATGCCTGGTCTCTGCTGCGCGATATCTCGGCGATCTACCGAGGGATGACCTACTGGGCTCAGGGCCAGGTATTCACCCTGTCGGATATGCCGCGAGCCACGGACTTCGACTTCGCTTACACCCGCGCAAACGTGCTCGATGGCAAGTTCACCTACTCCAGCGCGTCGGAGCGCACCCGCTATACCCGGGCGCTGGTCAGCTACGACAACCCGCTGAACAACTACGACACAGACGTCACTGCAGTGACCGACCAGAAGCTGCAGCGGCGCTACGGCGACAACCCGCTGGAGATCAGTGCGATTGGCTGCACCCGTGAATCGGAGGCTCAGCGCCGTGGCAAGTGGGCGCTGCTCACAAACTCCAAGGATCGGGCGGTTACCTTCAAGGTCGGCCTCGACGGGCGCATTCCGTTGCCTGGCTACGTGATCCCGATCGCGGACGAACTGCTGGCCGGTCGGCCAGTGGGCGGGCGTATCTCGGCGGTGAACGGCAAGGCCATAACGCTGGACCGTGACACCCAGGCCAAGCCCGGCGACCGCCTTATCCTCAACCTGCCCGACGGCAAGTGCGAGGGGCGCACCGTGCAACTGGTCAGTGGCCGGCAGGTCACGGTTACTGTGGCTTATTCCGTGACGCCCGAAGCTGAACTGGTGTGGGCGCTGGATGCCGATGACTTGGCGATCCCGCTGTATCGGGTCGTGAGCGTGGCCCGGCCAGAGCCTGGCGTGTTCGAGATCTCGGCCGTGCAGTACGACCCGAGCAAGTTTGCGCACATCGACACCGGCGCGCGCCTGGAAGAGCGTCCTATCAGCGTTATCCCAATCACGGTGGTTCCAGCACCGGCCAGCGTCTCGCTGACGTCGAGCTACGCAGTGAATCAAGGCATTGCCATCAGCACCATGAACATCTCGTGGCCAGCCGTCACCGGCGCCGTCGCGTACGACGTGGAGTGGCGCAAGGACAGCGGCAACTGGATCAGGGTGCAGCGTACTGGTTCGACTAGCGTCGACGTCACCGGCATTTACTCGGGCGCCTACCTGGCCCGCGTGCGCTCGGTGAGCGCCTTTGAAATATCCTCAGTCTGGAAGAGTTCGAACCTCACCAACCTGCAAGGCAAAACCGGCCTGCCGCCGGCGGTGTCGTTCCTGCGCACCACCAGCGAACTATTTGGCATCAGCATCAAGTGGGGCTTCCCACCCGGTGCAGAAGACACCCAGCGCACCGAGCTGTGGTATGGCCCGGCGAACAACCTGGCGGCGGCTACCAAGCTGGCCGACCTGGCGTATCCGCAGGCTGACTACCGCATGCAGCAGCTGCTGGCAGGCGCAACGCTGTTCTTCTGGGCGCGCCTGGTGGACCGCACCGGAAATATCGGTCCGTTCTACCCGGTGGTGAATGGTGTGATGGGCCAGGCCAGTTCGGACGCTGGGCCGATCCTTGAACAGATCAAGGGCCAGATCAACGAAACGTCGCTTGGGAAGACGCTCAACGACCGTATCAACCTTGTCGACGGCAATGGCACGGGTTCGGTGAACAGCCGCATTAACACGGCCAAGAAGGAGCTGGAAGGCCTGATTGACCAGATCGTCGACGCCCTTGAGTACGTTCCCAGCAAGGCCTACGCCTTGAACGACATTGTGCGAATGGGGCAGCACCTGTATCAGGCAAACGGCCCGGTACCGGCAAACAACCCGCCGCCGAACGCAACCTACTGGACCGATATCGGCACGGTAACGCAGACGGTAAACGCCCTGGTGACGCAGGTTCAGCAGAACTCGGCGACGATTAATCAGCACGGCCAGGACATCAGCGCCCAGGCGTCGCAGTTGAATGCGGTGAGGACGACAGTCAACGATCCAGTCACCGGCGTGGTTGCCACGGCGTCGGGCCTGAGCACGTTGAAGGCATCGGTTACCACGCTCGACGGCAAGGTCAAAACCACCGCTGAACGCGTAGATGGCATCTATTTACAGGTCAATCCGCCGCTGCAGGGCGACGATAGCGCGCTGATGGGTTCCGAAGCAGCCTATGTTGGGGTCTGGTCCACTCAATCAGCATTGATCGAGGGGGATCTTGTCCAGGGGCAGAAGACCGAGGCCGTCGAGGTGAAGGTGGCGGCGACCGCCGCGGCAGTCGCCGCCGAGCAAACCGCAAGGATCAGCGGCGAGGGCGTGCTCGCGTCCAGCATCGAAACTGTGAAAACGACCCTCGACGGTAACACCGCAGCTATCCAGACGAACGCGACGGCTATCCAGGACGTGAACAAGAAGCTGACACTTAACTGGACTGTGCGGCTGCAGTACGAAACCGCCACGGGCGTCTACAAGTACGCCGGGATTGGGCTGGGCCTGGAGAACGGGCCAGGCGGCCTGCAGTCGCAGTTCATCATCGACGCCGACCGGTTCGCCATCGGGCAAGCCGGCATCGTGCCCTTTGCGGTACAGGGTGGGCAGACGTTCATTAAGTCGGCTTTCATCCAGGACGGGACGATCACCAACGCCAAGATCGGCAACTACATCCAGTCCAATAACTACGACCCAGGTAAGGCTGGTTGGAAGCTGTTCTTTGATGGCACGTTTGAAATCAATGGGGTTGTTCCAGGACAGGGAAGATCAATGATGACAAATAGATCATTACGGTTTTGGGACAATGAAGGCGTCAAGCGGGTCCAAATTGGGGATCTAAGCGAATGAGTGTTGGCATGAGAATTTGGGGCGCCAATGGCGCCATGCAGCTGGATGAGAATTCATTTACAGTAAGGATTGTATATTCACAAATTGTTCAGACTTCCCCAGGTGGAGGTAGATTTATTGATTTGTCAGTTCCCGGATATCCAGATGTTAATCCTACTACGTATTCCGCTGTTTGTGTTCCTATAGCACCATATGAAGTTAGTGGTCAACGCACACCTATTACATATACACCTATTATTTATCCGGGTCCGCCGGGTTATGTAAGGGTTTACTTTGGTGCGCCGGGAGGCGCTGCTGGTTCACCTATTGGAACAATACCTCAAAGACTTCTAGTTATGAGGTATAAATAATGTCATTCGGTCTAACTTTTGTAAACAACAAGGATGTTGTGACTCTGGACTCTGAATTTTCCAGACTTGTAATTGTAGAGTCTGGAACATGGACAACAAATAGCAGTCAGAATACGCCAATCTTTTTCAAGACAGCGGTTACAACTATAGAGCCACCGCTGGTATTTGTAAGGCCAAATACTGCTTGCAATCTATACTACTGTCAAGTGATTGGAACACCGGGTAATTGGACCGCTGTATCTTTTTCAACATCGCTTGTTGGTGCGACAGGTAAGTGGTTTTCTGCTGTATTTAGGTCAACACCAACTGCCACATATGGTTTGCGCTTATGGGATGCTAATAACACCCTTATCTTTGATAATGGAACACCTTGTGCCCAATTCACAGGGACCGTGAACAACTGGACATATCTAGGGGCAACTAAAACTTCACAAGGTTTAACCAATTTAATGTGGACGCCTACTGGTGGATTTCCATTATCCAACGGTAATTATATATTGATCAATAATATTGCCTTTGACATGCCGGGTTTGGTATCTAGACAAGGTAATATGTATGCTTATTGGGATTTCCCAAACAATAGAATGCTTTTACAAGCGGTAGGTGTTGATTTACCGTCAGCGCAATATCTACCGATGGTTTTCGCAAAACCCTTTTCTTGATTAACGATGAATATGTTACTTGGAGTTTGTTATGGCAAGACAGGAAATCAACTTAGGTACAGCGCCTACAGGCGCCGGTGGTGATACCACCCGGAGCGCCGCCGCTAAAATGAACGTCATGTCTACGGAGCTCTATGCCGCCCTCGGCGGAGCGACTGGAACTCTCCCGTCCGCCTTACCAATTGCTAAGGGTGGCACTGGCGTGACTGATGGCCGCGCTATATTCGCTGAGGTAGGCGTCCGGGAGGCATCAGGCCGGTACAACATCCAGGGTTTGTATATGGGCTGGAATGCTGCCGGGCTGGGGGAGGGGCACTTCATCGTAAACAAAGGTAATGGTGACGGTGGTTTCTCTTGGCGCTCGGTAAATGCTGGCAATACCGCCGGTGGCCCAGCCATGACCTATTCATATGATGGGATCTTGAAAGTCACCACCGTATCCGCATCGGGTGTGGCAGTAGGTACATTGGCTGTATCGAACGAGGTCTCGGTAGAGCTTCCGGTTCGTGGAATTCGTTGCCGCACTGGCGTAAGCGGGGCTTACACGGCGAACTCTTATAACATCAACTGGACTGGCTCAAACGTTGACGTGTACATCGGCGCAACGTACGTGGGCACCATGACATTGTTTGGCTCTGACTACCGCTTCAAGAAATACATCAAGGACGCGCCGAAGACATCCTACCTGGACCGTGTAGATGCTTACCGGATCGTCACCTACCAGCGTAAAAATTTCGGTGATGTGTTCAAAGGAGATGACGTCGTTTACCAAGGGCTGATCGCGCACGAGGCACAGGCGGTCAACCCGCTTGCCGTTACCGGCGAAAAAGATGGGCTTGGCGACGATGGCCAACCCCGCGTTCAGCAACTCGAACCGATGGCGCTGATCACGGACTTGATGGGAGCCGTCAAAGAATTGCGCGCAGAGCTCGCCGCGTTGAAGGCTGCACAGGCTTAAGCAGAGGTCACCACAAAGAAGCACACCGATACCGCCTTGAGCGGGTTTTTTTCGCCTGGAGAAAAGCTATGACCATCACTGAGACCCGATGGACCGGGCCGGCCAAGTGATCTAAATCATGCTGTCCATCTGATTCGCAGCATCCAACCAGTTGAGCCATGAGGCTTGCACGGATTTGTCTGCGTAGCTGCCGTCCAGTTCACGTTTCAGGCTAGGGAGGGGTCTGACATTTTTATAGATGTGCGCCTCGAATTCTTCGCGATGGAAATTTTCCGTCTCGAGGTCTAATCCCTTAAACACCGACTGGAATCGGATCAATCCATACAAAAACGAGGTAATACCCATGGCTTGAAAATCCTTAGAAAAAATTGAGCGTAGCTGAGCGCTCATTGCTCGCAATGATACAGGCGCAAAGTTCGTCTGTTAAAGCGGCAGGGTCGGAGAGCACCTGACGCAATCAAGCATACCGATACCGCCATGAGCGGTTTTTTTTCGCCTGGAGAAAAGCTATGCCGATCATTGAAACCCGCGGCGTTCGCAACCGCAACCCCGGCAACATCGACTACAACCCAGCCAACCAGTGGCAAGGCCAGTTCAAGCCCGATCCCTCGGTTGAGAAGCGGTTCGCCCGCTTCGATACGCCTGAGAACGGTATCCGAGCCTTGGGCAAGGTGCTGCTCACCTACCAGCGAAAGCATGGACTGAAGACGGTCAATGCGATCATCAGTCGCTGGGCGCCGGCTGTAGAGAACGACACCGCAGCCTACGTGCGTGCCGTCGAGGCGAACACCGGCACCCGCCCTGGCGCCGAGGTGGACCTTTCGCAGCCGTCGGTGATGTCCGGATTCGTCAAGGCGATCATCCACCATGAAAACGCCGGGTATGCATATCCCGATGCTGTGTTGGCGGAAGGGGTGCGGCGGGTGCTGGCATGACGCCGGTGCAGAAACTGGCGAGTTTGGTGCTGCTGATCCTGGTGCTGATGGCCGTCGCCGCGGGCGTGACCTGGCAGGTGCAGAACTGGCGCATGGGAGAGAAGCTCTCCGAGCAGGCCGGCCTGCACAAGGATGATTTGGCCGCGATCAGCAATGCCGCAGCGGCCCAGGCCCGCACCGAACAGGACAAACGCTTGGCCATCGAGAAAGAGCTCGCGGCCCAGGACCAACTACACACTCGAGAACTATCCGATGCTCAACGCAACCAGGCTCTTCTGCGCGACCGCCTTGCCACTGCTGATGTGCGGCTGTCAGTCCTCCTTGCCGACGATCCCGCCAATGGCTGCAACGTGCATGCCGCCGCCGGCACCGTCAGCGTGGTTCATGCAGCCCGTCGAGCCCAACTTGACCCAGCGCATGCGCAGCGAATTATCGCCATCACCGACGATGGAGATAACGGATTGATAGCGCTGCGCGCGTGTCAGGCATATCTCAGGGCGATAGCTGATTAATTAAATGGCAGGGCTGACGGCAGGTGTGGTATTTAAATTCTGAAACGACCGACCATCTGATTAAGTGATATTGCAAGTCTCGAAAGCTCGTTACTTGCTAGAAGAGTCTGATGGGTTCCTTCGCTACTTTGAACGCTGAGTTCTCGAATACTTACGAGGGCTCTATCTACCTCTCTTGCTACATGAGCCTGCTCCTCTGATGCAGTCGCTATCTGCTGATTCCGATCATCGATCAGCTGAACAGCTGATGTAATAGCCTTGAGCGACTGACCAGCCTCATCAGCCGTTTGCCTAGTGCTATGCGCCTCATGGGTGCTACTAATCATCGATTCTACAGCTTGCGCACTACCTGCCTGAATGCTTGAAATCATTTGTTCGATTTCTTGAGTTGCAGTTTGGGTTCGATGAGCAAGAGCTCTAACTTCATCCGCAACTACTGCGAAGCCTCTTCCTTGTTCACCTGCTCTAGCCGCTTCAATAGCAGCGTTTAGCGCTAGGAGATTAGTTTGCTCCGCGATTGCCCGAATTACACTTAAAACTGTACTTATTTCTTGCGTTTGTCCAGCTAGCAGTTGTACTTGTTCGGACGTAATCTCAATCCTGTCCGTTAAGCTGCGCATTGCTTTGAGTGTTTCACCAACTTTATTGTTTCCTACCGCTGCAGCTTTATTGGATTCACGAGCTGATTCTGATGTGGAAATAGCGTTGCGAGCAACCTCATCAACCGCGGCACTCATCTCGGTCACCGCAGTTGCAGCCTGTTCGATTTCACTATTTTGCTGCTGAAGGGTGAAGCTGGCGCCTTCTGTTATCGAGCTCATCTCAACTGCGGCAGTGCTAAGCTGCATGGCAGCCTCAGATATCTCGCTGATGGTATCACGCAAGTTGCCTTGCATTGTATTGAGCGCTCGCATTAACCTTGCGGACTCATCATTTCCGCTTACCTCCAGAGCAAGCCTAAGGTCGCCTGCTGCTATCTCTTCAGCCATCTTTACAGAGGAGTTCATAGGGCGAACTATGCTTCGAGTAAGTGCAATTGCAAGAAATATGGTAAGAACTAATGATGCACCAATTACCGAGTCGACAATTGTAATGCTATTTGAGTATACAGCCGTCGCTGTAGTCCCTGCTGTAGCTGCTCCTTTGACGTTGTGATCTCTCAATGCTGTAAGCTTAGCCTGGTAGTCGTTGGCGCGATCACGCTGTTCAGTATTTGCAAATTGAACGGCTTTCTCATGCTGCGTGCCATCTAGTTCGAGTATGGTTTTGAGCCCGTCTATATATCTCTCCATCGTCGCAGCGGCTTCATTAAATTTCGCTCGTTCGTCTTCATCGGATATTAAGTTGTTTCGATAATATTCGGTTTGCTTATTAAGTATGTTCTGCGCTTCCTGGAGATGCTCTGAAGCTGTCGCTTTTTCTTCTAAGCTCGAAGTGGCTAGTAAGCGAATGCTCTCTAAACGGGCGCTCAAAAGTGCAATCTGTATATCGTCAGCAGTCTGTATACTTGCGAGCCAATTATTTTCAATGTCCTGCTCTGTTCCTCTCAATTTTCCGAGCTGTACGTACGAAAAGGCTCCAAGTGCAATTACAAGCATAGTGATTAGGCCGAAGCAGAGAGCGGATCTGGGAGCGATATTAATGGAACGTAGATTCATGGTGACTCCATAAGGAAAAAACCAGCGACGCTGCCAGTATTATTTATCTATCGACCTAAATCTCTGACGGATCAATCAAAAATTTCTATCGAAGGACCCGTTATGGTTGCATCTTAGCGCGCTTGGAGTCGATAGAGCTCTCAAAACGCCAATTTAAGGGCGGATGGATCGCGAAAAGTGAATGGTGGAAATCTGCGAGGGCATCAACTGACGGCGAGGTAGGACCTTCCAGTGTAGTAAAGGGTGCTATTTCAGAATATGGTGACTGCTTATGACGCCTTGACCCACTAATACTAGTCAACCTTAATCTCTGGTATCCAAGTTATATTGCATGGACTGGTAGTTGTAGGAATTTTTTACTTCACCTGTCAACGAGTGTGCATCTCCTGTCAGGCCCTATCAGTGCATGCGTCAATCGCCAGCAGCATCGGTTGGCGCCCCTCAGCGTCGGCTTTGGCCCACACAATCCACGCCACCGATACTATCACCAGCCACGCTGCGGCATTACAAGTCGGTGTTTATGGTGTGGCCATCAGCGAGTTAACCTGTGTTATCTTCTGGCGGACAAGCAAAAGCGCCGTGGGCTCTACTCATCGCCTAGGCCTATCGCGTTAGTCGCTGAAATCATCTATGTTAAAGGTAGAGCCTTGATAGCTGAATGGAAAGTCGGCCTCAGGCAAGGTACCCGCTACACCCGCAGTAGCTCTACGTAAGTCCATCGATCACGTAAAAGGAAATTACGCCGTGTCACTTACTTTCGATTCCGAAACTCAGAAAGCACTTGAGCATCTGCTGTTAACCGCTCAGAAGGACACCAGGCAGGGCCGTACGGTAGCCAGTTTTCTGTTCACCTTGTGGAACGCGGGAAGACATGTTCGCTCCGCCGTTGCCGATGTGTGGGGACTTGATCCAGAGAGCGTCCGAGCATGTGCCCAGGTCTTTACGTGGCTTAACGATAACAAAGTCTTCCCCAAGGAATCTGGTTGCCCGAGTGAGAGTGGCAACGCTGTCCAGCGCATGGCGAGGTGGAGTATGACCCTAAATCGAGATTTACCGCCGACAGTGGCCGACACAGCTACGGCCGATTTTGCGCTCGGACTATGGAATGATAAGTGGCTTATGAGTGACGAAGCCGTGCGGTGCAGCTACTGCCTTGCCTCGCAATTGCCCAGCAATGCTCAAATTCCGATGGTCCATTCTGATGGTTGTGAAATTGGCAATATGCAATATCCGTTGCGGGAATTGGCAAATATTCTGAGGGCTGTGTCGGAGGATTCTCCATGAATGGCATTCTCCCAGTTAGGCGTGACCAATAATCCGCTTATAAAAAGGGCCCGGGCGTATTGACTTGACGGGGACGTTTTTAATTGGCACCGGCAGCCAGGCAGCCCTAGACTGCGTTACCAGTTCCGCATAACTGCTTCAACGTGCAGCCCATCTACAAAGGCACCAATAATTATGTACGCGCCGCTCACTCATCCACTGGCCATCGATAACGTCCAGCAATTTTTCAACGACCTCATGACCCTGGCAGACCCCGAGTACATCTTATTTAGAGTGCGTCACCACGTAGAGGCGTTCCGTATCCAGTCCTTGACTGAGCGGGCGCCGCCCAGTCTGTATGACCAGTTGATCGGCTTTTTGGACGGCTTGATCGCCGGCGAGGTCTTATCCCCAGAGCAGGGGCGGGAATTCCAGCACCGTCTCATTAAAGGGTTCGAATCCGCATGGATGAATACATAAAGGTTCAGTGTCCTGCTTCTAGCCCGCTGTCGCCCGACGTGTGTACTGATTTTGCTTTAGGCCTGTGGAATGAGCGATGGATCATGAGCGAAGAAGCGGTACGCTGCCATTTATGCCTGGCCCCGCAATGGCCGAGTAATGCTGATGACCCGGTGCGACACTGCGCAGGCTGCGAGCTGATTCAAGCTCAGTACCCGTTGCGCCAATTGGCCACAATATTAGCCGAAGTGTATGGAGTGGCGGGATGAACGTCAGCCAGCAGTTAGACACGATAAGCCTACCGGCTGGGCTGCGCACCAAGATGCAAAACCACCTGTCACGCCAGGCGCGTGCCGGGGATTTGCACGCCCTGGAGCTGGCACTGACGCGCGCTAAAGGTTTTGTCGAAGGGGTGGATGCAGCCCATGCGCTGACCACGGCGACCATCGAGGCGCTGTTTATTGCGGTCGAGGACGCAGCTGCGGCGCGGCGCCGGGAGCTGACCATTTGATTGAGGAGGCTTCAACTCGACACGCTAAAGTTTTAGTCGGTGAACACGTGATACGTGAGGTGGTGGTTGGCAGCACTGCTGGCAAAGATAGTAAGCGGACGCTTTCGATTCGTCTGGGCGATACCTGGGCGCGGCTTGTGCCGATGCGCTCGACACGAGAACCATTGCGCACCTTATCAAGCCGCATTGCAGTGGTCCTTTACGCCAGTCATAGGGCTTTAAGGCGTCAAGTGTAAAACTGGCTTCGGCGGAAGCTTTAGTGCCAGCTGTAGCACGCCCACCGCGTCCGGCCCATCCTCGTTAATCCATTCCACATGATGCTAGAGGAGCATGTTGCCGGTTGATTTTCCCATCCGTTCGGCGATCCATTCTGGGTGCGTGTGGCGTGGTCGAATTGGGCCGCCAGCGCTGTCCCTGATCAGACGGAAAGCGCCGACGGGCGTGGTGGGAGCGTCTGTGCAGTCGGCAATCGCGACAAGCGCAGCCGCTATCAATGGGTGTGATTGCCCGATGCGGACAGATCGCACGAAAGAACCATCCATGGGCTACTTTCTCGATGTGCGCATTGATCGGTGCGGCCCTTTCCCTGGCCCAGTGTGGCCGCCATCCCCAGCGCACCATGTCGGCGTGCAGCAGATGGCCCTGCAGGTGGTGCAGGGCGACTTGGGTTGTCGGTGCTACGTTGTAGCGCTCGAGGGGCAAATCACCGACAGAGTTCACCAAAGCATTAGGCATGTTCAACCCTGCCACAAAGCCGTGCCTCCCCCGCCCCCCGGTACTGAACAAGTCTCCCGCACATGATGCTCTCCGCTTGTCGGATCTGCTGAACAGCTGGGCGCTGGTCAATCTCTACACTGTAGACACTGGCCTTGAGTATTCGTCATGACGATTAACATAGAGTAAATAAACGCGATAAAGGCGTGGTTCGCTTTGCGCACTGATCCTGATTTCATATCAGCCACTCCAGAGGATCGCTATGAAGCGCGGCTCTCCCTCGCAGATGATCTGCAAGAGAAGGGCCTTATCGACAGCGGCGAGTGGCGTGAGCTGGTAGAGGAAGCGCAGGCCACGTATGCAGACGAGTTGGGGTGACACGCCTGATGCTAGGTATTTCTCAAAGGATTTGATATGGATGGTGTAATTCTGAGCGCTAGGATCGAACGACACGCAGATAAGCTGTTGGCACAAATTGCAAGGGCGGGCTCACTGATTGTGGCGGCCAAAGCAGGTGCTAGGGCCGACGGGTTCGTATCGGGCTTGGAGTCGGCGCGCTCGGTGGCAGACGAAACCATTGAACAGCTCCACTTCATCTTCGACAACGCAACTGAGGAGCGCCTCAAAGTGCTTTCGAAGTAGTGTCCCGAACCGGCCGCTCTTGAGGCGCCCTCAGTTCGGCCAGCAAACGCTGATTCTCCCTCAGCAAATAGTCGCGCTGTTCGGTGACCAGCTTGATGCCGAGGATAGAGGGCTCTGAGCATCGTTCTTTGAGATCATCAATTTCGATGCGAGCAACGTTGAGCCATGCCAGTGCTTCAGCTAAACGCGTGGCAAGTCCGTCGCTCATCTGAACCAGCCCAGCAATATTCCGGCGAGCGCCGCTTAACCGCTTTAAGGTTTCCTTCAGCTCGTCCTCGAGCAGGGCGCACTGATGCTTGTACATTTCCAGGCGGCGTAGGGCAGCCGAGTCACGTTGAGGTGTCTTCGTCGATAGGGTGCATGGTGAATCAATCCGATACCTGTATGCTCATACAGTTATCTGGATCTGAGCACGACGCGATTTCGGGCGACGAGAGGCGTTCATTCCGGGGTCATAAGGACGGCTAAAGTCATCTTTATAAATTTCTGGTTGTGGTCGAGGGTGTATAGGGCGCCGCGTACGTTTTCAGCGACTTCGGCGGAGCCGCGCTGCTCCACCCAGTTCGAGAGCTCCATGATAGAAGCTTCGAGCGCTAATTGATTTTCGTAGTGCTTCGAATGCAGAGAAGTTATTAGATCTGAATTCGGCATCGGTGTTCCCCTGAGAGTGCGCAGCGTAGAATTACGAAATTGGAAGGCCGATCCAAAATTTTGAATGCCTACTACCGGCCGAGAAGCGAGATTAGCAACCTTCAGCGCGGCAATGTAGTCAATCAACCTGCCGCAAAAGACAGCATTCGACCTACACGTTACTCTGTAACAATTGGGCTTAAGGAAATGACTTGGTGCAGGTAGGCCTTGCAACCGGTAGAGCCGATCGAACTGAGTTTCGTCGTTTTGTATGATTACGTATGGGTTGGATACACCCATGGAGCGGGCAAGGTATCGCAACCGATGTACTCCGCGAGCTTATGTCACTTTTTTGATAATGCTATGTTGAAAAACGCTCAACGAGCGCCCTGATCACGAGGTCCAGCGCCTTTGGGCGATTATAGCTCTCCGGTAGACAGCACCTCACCATACGAGTCGAGCTGACGTGTGCTCATCCGAAACAGCCTGGGGCGATGCAAGGCTATAAAAACATTTTTGGGGTGAATAAGCTGATTTCTGGAATACGTATATACTAAGACAATTGCGAGTCGTAGTTGCCTAATTGTATAAAGAGGTTGCACAGCGTAGATGAACATAGCTGATCTGCTTGATTGTTTGAAAGAGACCAGTTCCGAAATGATACGAGCCGATATAGATGAAGCTGTTCTTCTGCATTTTGATTTGATAATGGAAAGCTATCGAGAAAAACCTTTTTTCTATAAAAACCTTTTGAAGTATGACAGGTTTATGGTGGCCCTTTCTTTGCTTAGTTTTAGCTATAAGGATGATAAGCTTCCGCTATCCAAAGTTAAAGATTTTTGCCAAGGGCGAGGTTATATGTCTCGCAATAGTCTGGATACTTATTTTTCTTTTTAGTTTTAAGTGGCTATATGGAAGTTAAGGTAGACGTCCAAGATGGACGTCAGCGTAGTTTCCAACCAACCGATAAAACCTTGCGAGAAGCCGCACAGTTGATCAAGTCGTGTTTACTGCCTGCGCAGATGATTTTTCCGTACGTTGGTTCGTCGCCGAGATTAGAAATGTCGCCGGATTTATTAAAAGTTTTTGCTCGTGGATTTGCCAAAATCCTCGAATCAGATTTGTTGCTGGATAAGATCCTGCCTGAAGCAAAATGGATGCTCAATAGGGACGGCGGTCACCTGCCGATGCTTGCGCTTTATGCAGATGCGCTGCGGAATGGTTCGCTGGAGACGGGTTACAACGTCTCGTCCTATGTTCAAATTTCTTCGCGCTTGGGCGTTTCGAAAACTCACGTGCAGCGCATGATCAGAGAAGGAGAACAACAGGGCTACTTTAAATGCAATAAGCGTACAGTTAAATTAAGTCCGGCATTTGTCGAGCTTATGAGGCGGGCTATGTCAATATATTTTTCAATTTCGCGAGTAAGTGTGGAGCTGGGTGTTGTGGACTACGACAGCGGTAGGGTGGCTGTCGATTTACGCAACATTTAG